GCTGACTCTTAATCAGCGGGTCCTAGGTTCGAGCCCTAGTGCGTCCACCACCGTTCCCTCTGGAATCGTGGCATTTTTCGACGCGTTCGCTTCTGTTCCTCCGACATGTTCCGACATGGCATTCCGACAAACTCATTTCGTTCTCGCTTCGTCCAATGCCCCCAAACGGGCGATATGCTCCCGCCTGGCGGCGGCGATTCGACGTGCCTTCTCGGCGTTCGCCTTGTTGTAGATCTTGGTGATCGCGAGCGTCTTGTGACCCGACACCGCACGGACGTCGTCCTCGCCGGCGTCGCCGATCTCGGTAATGCCGCCATGCCGGAATCCGGTGAAGGTCATTTCCTTCGGCAGGCCGGCGGCGTCGCAGATCTCGCGGTGGACCGTCGACATGCGGCGCTCCTTATATTTGCGCCCTGACCGCTCCTCGACAACGAACACCTCCTGCCCGGCACGCAGCGTCGCCATGGTCCGCGCCAACTCGTCCTCCAGTTCCGGATAGAGCGCGACGCGTTCGACGCCGCCGCCCTCAATCGGGATCTCGGTGAATAGTGGGAGGATGACGGGATTGCGGGTCTTCGATTGGATCAGGGTCAGAACCTCGCCGGGCACGTAACCGGCGATCTCGATGCCGCGCCGCTCGATGCCCTCAGGATCCTCGAACCCGAACACGTCCCAGCTCCGCTGGCACCCTTCGAACGCCAGCGCTGCGGCGGTCGCCATCGACTGATAGCCGAGAGCGCGCGCGGTCTCTCGGTAGAGATCGTATTCTGCGCGCGCAGTCGGGCGATTGCCCTTTTCGGCGACACTCTTGAGCCCCATGCCCCCGAACGGATTCTTGACGATCCCGGTCGTCTCGGTGTGGCGCAGTGCCCAGGTCCAGACCAGGCGGCAGACCTGCATCGCATAGCTGGCCTGGCGCTCGCCCTTTTCGGTGCGCAAGCGTTTGTAGAGCTTGTCGGCGACGCTCGCGTCGACCGCCGTCGCCTTACGCCGGCCGAACTTCGGCCCGTTCTTGGTCGGTAGCGCGCCGAGCATGTTCATCAGCTTCGCATAATCGCTGCGGGTCTTGTGCTTCTTGCTCGTGAAGCGATCCTGCTTGCGGTACCACGCGAACAGCCAGTCGACCGTGCCCGGGATTACCTTCGCGGTCCCATCGCCCTCTCCCTTTCGCCACGCATCGAGCGCCTCGTTCAAGAGTTCTGCCTTGGTGTAGGCGGCGGCCTGGTTGGTGCCGAGCGGCTCGGATTGGAGCAAGAGCTCGCGGCCATGGCGGACCGCGCGCGCGATCTTGCCGGTCCTCTTGTCGACCTTGGGCCGCGCCCAGCTCGGGAGTTCCCAATAATAGCCCTTCTTGCCGCCGGCGAGCTTGGCGGGACGGACGTAGCGAGGGGCAGGCTCGAGGGCCATCAGAACTCGATCGGTCCGTCAGTGCTGTCGTTGCCGTCATCGAAGAGGCTCTTGAACGCCGCGGCCAATTCCTCCCGCTGCGCGACCGCGGCGCCATGAGGGCCGCGGCGCCGAAACTTGACCACGCCGCCCTTGATCCATTCCTCGAGCTGTGCCTCGGCTACGCCGGTGAAGGCGAGCGCGACTTCGCGCGTCATGCCAACCGGCCAATCTGGGAATTGTTCGAGCGGCAGGCCCATCAGCCGTCCTTCCTATCGTTCGTCTCCGCCGGCCGCACCTGGCGCGCATCCAGCGCGCCGCGCATCGCACCCATCGCGATCTTCATCGCGCGGGCCGGATCCTGCTCTACCTCGGCGTCGCTGAGTCCCGACATCGCTGCTTGGCCGATGCGGTTGAGCCAAGCGTTGCCACCACCGCTCATGGTCGCTCCCAACGCAGCAGGCGCGTATCGTATGGCAGCATCAACGTGTGCCGGGGGTGACCGTCATTGGCGGTGCCGAGGCAGAAGATCGGCTTTCCCGCGCGATCGGCGATCATCGCGATTTCCAGCCAGCGCCGCCGCAATCGCTTCGGCAGTTTGGCGAGCGGCCCATAGGCGAACAGGATGATGTCGGCGCGACCGAAAGCGTCCGCGATATAGCGATCGTTCTCCGTTCCGATCGGATCGACCGCCTTCGCGAGCTCGCGCACATCGGTGGCGCGCCAGGCGAACTTGTTGACCTTGATGATGCGCGACCAGCCCAGCCGTTCGCCGAATCCTTTGTCCTTGCGGATTGTCTGGTCGTCGATCTCGGCATCGGCGGTGGACGGGTTGACGCCGAGGGTCGCGACGACGGGCCCGGCACCGGCGAGACCGCGCTCGAGGATCCAGCGGTAGCGGCCGCACGGCGAGAGGATGGCGGATTTGTCGCTCACCCTGCCGCCCCTGCGCGAAGTGTTTCCATCTTCGCGATGAAGACCTGCTGCTTCTCGGCGATCGTCTCTATGAGATCCGTCGGCTGCAACCCGAACGCCTGCGCGAGCATGAATGCATAGGCGCATGTATCCGCGATCTCCTTGCGGATCTCGTCATCATGGCCATCACCATCACGCCAACGCTTCTTGACCAGATTGGCGACGCGACCAGCGGCCGCGGCTATGCTGGCAGCTTCAAGGACGGCCGTGACGACCTCTCCCGCTTCCCCGGTCAGGCCGAGCGTCAGGAAGCGGATATCGCTCTCTGCGTCTCCGGTGGCACTATAGCGCTCGTGGTTGTCGCGCGCTTGTTGCCAGACGCCCGATATATCAGGCGTCCGCCGGAAGCGGTCGCACATCATGTCGAACACCTCCAGGGCGGTCCGGTTCTCAATTCCGATGATCGGGCGGGTCAGATCGGTCGTCATGATATCTCTCCATCGGGGTCAACCGGCCATCGCCTGACGTCGGCCGCAACGCGCGCCCGATACTCGTCCATCGACAGCTTTCCGGCGGGCAGGAATATCTGGCTGGCGTCCATTAGAGGCGCATTGGCCATGGCGTGGAGGTCACGCGCGCCGAGGCCATCAATCGGATCGACCGAGACGTAGTCGCCCGGCTCATATGATGCGCGCCTCGCGATCGGCGGAATCTCGCCGGCGACACCGTTGGCGATCTCAGGGGCGGCACGCGATACCCGAAAGCCGCGGCACAGCACGGTGGCCCCAACGGGGATTGCCTCGGTCGCGATCCCGCGTAGCCGCGTCATCCGCGCACCACGTTTCGATAAGCGTTCAGTTCATGGATGCACTGGCTGATCTCGTTCGCGAGCTCGCGCGCATTGACCATGTCGACATCGGAGAAGGTCGCCGGGGTCTTTTCGTCCAGGAGCGCCGCGAGGTCAGCGGCATGTTTGAACGCCTGGCGGTGGCGCGCAGCTAGCGATCGCTGAATGTTTCGAGCGTCCTTCATGCGGGCACCTGGTCGATGTTGCCGCGCACCACGCGGAAGCTGACCACCACCACGAATGGGTTGTCATCCCAGCGGTCACCGGCGTTGTTGTGCAGGAGGTTCCAGATCGTTTGATATCCGATCACCGGGCTCGAAGCAGCGTGCTGGAGGGTGACTCCCTCGGCGATTGCATCCTCTTTGCTGATCGCCTGCAACCGCTCGACCCGCACGTCCTCGACGATCAGCGTCAGCCGGGACGCCCAGCGCGGCATGTGGATCGAGGGTCGGACCTTAGCCAGAGGTGAGGCAAGCGCAGAGGAACGCGTGCATGCTGGCAGCATATAGCTGGCCCCGGGCCCGCCATTGTTCCGCGACCAATAAACGCCATGATCGGCCGCTATAGGCACGTCATGACGGAAAAGCTCGCCCGCGCCGCCCGGCACGCCTGGGTAATAGATTCCGCTCTCGCGCACATATAGCCGATCGCCAACGGCATACCGCAGCTTTTGCGCAGTGAGCACGCGCCCGGTCGCCACGCGCGGGACCGCTTCGCCATCAACATGCAGAGCGACCACCTCACATTCTCTGCCGTCGACAAGGAAGGTTCCAGGCTGAGGATTGAGCAACCGCCGTGTCTGAGTTTTCCGGCCGTCGAGCATAGCGAGCACCATCGGCCCGGAGAAAATGATTGGTCGGTCGGTCACAGCTTCGCCGCCTCTTCAATGGTGAGGGTGAGTGGCGCGCCGACCACGGCGCGGACGACGGTGATCCGATCTATCGCGTCCCAGTGCGGCCCTCGCTCGACCAGATCGTGCAGGTCCGCGATCTCATCGATATCGTGCGTGACGTCGACCAGGCCGGCATCGCCGCGGTAATGCACCGTCGCAGCCCAGCGCGGATTCGTGACGAAGGGCCGCGACGCGGCGATTGTTCCGTCGCCGCTCAAAGCCCCGCCTCCGGTCGGTAAGCCGGATGCTGGTTGGACCGCTTCCAGAACATGTGTTCATCGCCGCGCATCAGCGACAGATGTGCGATCACGTCGTCGGTCGGGCACATCGCGCCGGCCCAGCTGCCGGCGTAATAGGCGATCGGATGCATGCACAGGCTGCACAGGATCGTCATGCTGCGGTTCGCGGCGATCTCGATCCCTGGGTTCGCGGCGATCGCCACGGTTGGTTTCAGCTTGCGGAAAAGGTAGGTGACCCCGCTCCGCTCGGAGCGCTCGAGGAACATACCCGTCAAGAGGTACTGCTTGAACTGACGGTGCCGGAGCATGGTCCCCAGCAAGGTAAGCGCGTTATGCTCCTGCTCGAGCCCCCACGCCTCCGAACAGCCAAGTGTCGACATATCATGCTTGATGTGGTGCATCGCGGGCAGTTTGCCCCAGTCGATGCATCCGTCCTTCTCCATGATCAGAACGTCGCAATGCAGCCGATGCGAATACCATTGATTGCGCAGCACCCAGCCGTCGTCATCATCGATGACAGGATTCCGGCCGATCTCGGACAGAGCTTCAGCGAAGGGATAGCGCGGCTCGATGATCAACCGTTCGCCTTCGAGCGGCATCGGGATGCCGGCCCACTCGGCGGTGCCGGCCGCGATCTCGGCGAGCGCGGTCCGCATGCCGTGATGGCTGTCGAAGCGGCTAACCGCCTGCAGTTGGCGCGACCGCGATGCCTCGTGCCGCGGCGGCGGGGAAGCGGCGGCCTTTGCCAGCCCTTTCCTTTCGGCGGCGCGGCGGCGCTGTCGGCTTTTCGTCATCATTACTCTCCAATTCGCCGGGCAGGCCCGCGATGATGTATTCCGCTGTGTCGGCGTCGAAATCGTGGGCCCGGCGATAGATCGGCCCCTTGTCGTCGTGTCCGATCTCGATCAGAATCGCGAACCCGCGGCGGATCATGTCCTTCAGGGTCGCTGAGGCGCGCTTGACCTCTTCCGGCTTCTTCGGATCGAAGACGAGCTTCGTGTCGCCCGCGCCGACGTTGAGGATTCCGATTTCGCCGCTCATGCCGGCATCTCCGAGTGTTCGACCCTATCGAGAAGGCGGCCGGCGGCAGATTTGCCCACCTCGTACATCAAACTGGTGGAGTGATCGGTCCAGCTACGGGCGTTGAGCAGGCGCACCATTCCGTCGCCGAACATCGAACGTCGGCGCATCCAGTTCGGCACATTGCCCCAGCGATCGTGGACCGGGCCATCTTGGACGATTCCTGCCGTCGCCATATCCGCCCAGTTGCCCCATTGCTTGAAGAAGAACGGCACGCCAGCAGCGGCGCACTGGTCGCGCAACGATCGCGCCCAATCCGGATGCATCGGCCGCGCGCCGGGTCCGCTTTCGCCACCGACGATCACCCAGTTGATCCGCGGCGAGTCCGTAAAATTGCCCCGCAATGGCTGGACATAGTCTCCCAGCCGTTGGGAGAGCGTTGTCGGAGCCTGACCGTCTCGGCGTAGGCGGATCGTGTCCAGACCAACCGGCCCAAGTAGCGGCTCGCACGACAGGAACCGCACCACTGCCGGCGTCGCCAGCAAGTGCGGGATGCGCTCGTCCGCGCGGGTCTGGTCCTCGACCGACGTGCCGAGCCAGACGTTGGGTAGAGCCCCGCCGCGCACCGCAATGGCCGCGTCGCGGCATGCTGCCAACGTTGCGCCGACCTTGCGCGCGACTTCTCGAATGATGTCGTCGCGGTTGCATAGAAGCGAGACGTACCGCTGCATCCGCTCCGGCCGCTTGGTCAGCACCTGGTGGATATGCTGCGGCGTCAGCGCCATCACGGCGAAGCAGCGATCAATCCATTCGTCGGGCACGCTATCGTGAAACAGATCGCCATGCGCGTTCCAGAAGATCCGTCGCCGGCGGCGCCACCGCAGCGGTTGCAACAAGGCCGGTTCGTGCAGCTTGGTCACGCCGTTCCAGACCGGGCCGGCCTTAGTAGCGATCGTCAGCCCGGAGCGCGATCCGGTGTGTTTCAATCGCGTGCCGGCCAGCTTCATCGCATAGCAATTCGTGCAGCCCGGCGAGACGACAGAGCAGCCGTTGACCGCGTTCACCGTCGCGTCGGTCCATTCAATTTTCGTATTGTCGCTCACGCCGCACCCGCATCGATCGAGCTGCGGAACGCCCTGCCCTTGTCGGTCGGCAAGACCAGGACGTCCCGCTTATCGCCGATCCGGCGGCCGCGCTCGAGCAAGCCATCGCTGCCCAATCGCGTCAGCGCGCGAGTGAGCACCGGTTTGGCCAGGTTGAGCTGCGTGGCGAGGTCGCGGAACAGCATCGGTGCCGGCGCGTCGCAGACGGCACCGAGCACGGCGACCTGGCGAAATGTCATGTCGGCACCACCGCCCGCGGTGACCCATGCGGTGGACAGGGAGACGAGGTCAGCCATTGTGCAGTTTCTCCATGATGGCGTTCTCCACGACTGGACCGACGCCAGTGGCGGCGATGCAGCGATCGTTGGGAAGGCGAAGTTCGGTGAGCCCAGGGCTGCGCTCGCTGGGCGGAACGCGTCGCCAGCCGTCGGCGTCGTAGATCCTGACGGGGTCGGCCATCACCAGAAGTCCTTCGAGCGTTTCGCGAAGGGCGACGGCTGGTTCACGAAGATGAACCCCGGCGGCAGGTCGTCATTGGCGTGGCGCAACAGGATATCGGCATGGCACCACGAACTGCTCAGCGGACACCAGCACACGAGATTGCGGCGGTGTAGGCGCGGCAGGCCGCGGTGGATGCGTTCCCGCATGCGGTGCAGCGCATCGATCTCCGCCGGGCAGAATCCCTGCCGCTCAAGCTGGAGATCGCTGAGGCGCGCTTCCATCCAGCGGCCGTACATCAGGATCGACCGGGCATGGCCGAACCGCTCCGACCGGAACGGGTTCGCGTACATTGTCGGCCGGCCGACATAGATTGAACCTTCGGGCGCCTTCGCGCCGCGACGGCGCGAGCGCTGTATCCGCGTCGGATATTCGCTAGGCGGAACGACCGGCGGTACGATGACCGCCGGCCTTTCCATCAATTGAAGCAACGAACCCTGCATCAGGTTTCGACCGCGAACACGGCATGCTCGGGCTTCGCGAACGCCAGCTTCGAGGTGTCGTGCGGATCGCGGAATGTGCTCGCCCAGGCGGCGAGCAGCGATTCCCCGGCCTCGCCGCCATAGTGCGACCCGTTGACGATCATCTGGTAGCGTTTGATCGACCCGTCCGGTTCGGGCGTCGAGTTGAGCACGTCGATGAGGTGATAGCGGCCGGCGCTGTCCTCGACCCGCCACAGCTTGCCGGTACGGAGGCCAACGCGCGGATCATCCGCGCCGGCTTCATCGATCACCCTGCCGCCGATCGCCTCGATCCAGTCCTGGCCGGCATGCGCGCCATAGACGCGCGCCATGACGCGCCGGATCTCGGCGTTGGGTTCGCCCTTGATCTTCTCGGGCGTGATCTCCTGCGGCCGCTCGACGATCCAGTCGGGCACGCGGACGCCGTTGACGGCATGGATGCCCCAGCCGTCGGCATAGACCAGCGCCGGCCCGGTGAGGCTGTGCAGGCGGTTGGCGGTATCGCGCTGGATGAGCTTGGGTCGGTCGCAGATGACGACGGCGCGTTCGAATGGCCACCACCATCCGCATTGCTCGGAGACGGCGATCATGGTCCGGCCGGCGGGCGGCAGATCGACGCCATTGGCCGCGTGGGCGCTAGCCCATGCGGCCCAAGCCATATCCATGCTGCCGTAACCGGCCCTCCAGACCTGAGCCCCGACCTGATCCCAGACCTGAGCCCCGACCTGATCCCAGACCTGATCCCAGACCTGAGCCCCGACCTGATCCCAGACCTGATCCCAGACCTGAGCCCTGACCTGATCCCAGACCTGAGCCCTGACCTGATCCCCGACCTGAGCCCTGACCTGAGCCCCGACCTGAGCCCAGACCTGATCCCTGACCTGATCCCCGACCTGAGCCCAGACCTGATCCCTGACCTGATCCCTGACCTGATCCCTGACCTGATCCCAGACCTGATCCCTGACCTGAGCCCAGACCTGATCCCTGACCTGATCCCTGACGGGGTTTCCAGAGATCGCCGCGCCGCTAAGCAGCGCCGCGGCGATCACGCCCTGGTACGGCGAGTCCATCCAGACGATCAGGCGTGGCGCCTCGCGACCGAGCGCGACGTAGTGCGCCCGCATCGCAGCTTCGGCCGGCGGCCGGTCGCATGGCGTGACCGACAGGCCGACGCGAAGCCCGTGCGCGCGAAACGTCGCGAGCTCGGCCACCTGCTCGGCGGTGAGCGCTTCGATCTTGCGGCCCATCAGTCGACCACCTGGCTGATCATCTCGCCGTCGTCCTCGACCTGGACGAGCTGCTGGTAGCGGCCGTCCGGCAAGTCGATCGGATCGTGCTCTTCATGGAGCAGGCGAGCGCCGCCACCACGAATATCCAGGATCTGGGCGCCCGTGGTGATGTCGCGGAACATCCGGACGTTGTCGGGCGTGTCGAACGAGAAGCTACAGCCCTCGATCCGGTGGTGATGGCCGGTCGCCTCGCCCAGAGCGAGCACGAGCTTGCCGTGTTCCGGCTCGACCTGCGTCAAGCCTTCCAGCGTGCCGAGATAGGGGATCAGTGGAACATCCCCCTGCCGATAGTTTTCCATGTCAGTCCTCTTCGTTGCCCGGCCGCCATTCGGCCGGAGGTTGGTGATTCTGGCGAGCGCCGCCGGCGTCACACCTTGCCTCCGGCGATCACCGCCAGTGGCGGCGGCTCGGAGGTGAAATCGGGGTGCTTGTTCGCCATGTGCTGCGCGAGCTGGGCGAAGGTCCGGTTGCAGCAGGGGCAAACGCCAGCCTTGGCGCGGTTGCGCAGGCGCGTAGTCTGACCCTTATAGGCCGATGCGCTACGCTCCGCGGCTTCGCGATGCTCGCGCTGCCAGGTGATCTCGTCGTCCTTCTGGGCGATCCGCTGCGTCAAGCGCTGGTTCTCGCGCCGCAGCTTGTCCTCGGGCGTCTCCCCTTGTGGGAAATGTTGCGAATGCCCCCATGGACAATGGAATGGTTGTGACGACCGCCGCAGCGTCGCCTCGGTTTCGGGGTTGAGCATGAACTGCTCGCCGCATTTGTAGCATTTGAGCCAATGGTTGGTCATCGACCTGCCCCCAGCCCAATCTTGTGGCGATTGTACCCAGGTACGCTGAGCCTGATCTGCCAGCGGCGGGTCAGCCAATGCTGCCGGCGCTCGACAAAGCCCCCGCGCGCCGCGCTCTCGACACGCATCGACGGCCAGGCCAGGCCCCGCGTCGCGCGGCCCTCGGATTGCCAGTGCTCGTCGAGCCGCTTGAGCAGCGGCAGTGCCAGATCGGCCCAGATCGGTTCGCGGCTCATAGATGCATCCCGCTGCGATCGATGCGCGCGCAGAGGTTGAAGCCCTGGCCACGTGCCAGGACGGTCACGACATTCGCGCCGTCGAGGATCAGGCGGGCGCCGCAACCGAGAACAACGGTTTCGCACCCGAACGCGGCCGCCTTGGCGATCGCCCGGTCGTGGGTGTGAATGATCGCGCGAGCGTCATCCAGCGTGGCGGCGGGGTCGACACGCTCGATCCAACGCCGCGCGGCGTGCGCACTGACAGTCACGCCGATCATGCCGGCATACCCTTGCGCAGCGTCAGGATGCCAGTATCGACGCTGGTGCCGCTGGCCTTGAACGACCCGTCAGGCAGCATTTCCCAATGATTGAGATGGCGCGCGACGAAGCTGCGGAAGTCGGCCGATTGCCTATCGGTGGCAAAGGTCCAATGCGGCGACATCACCGCGACCAGGATGCCGCCATGACGCAGGAACTCGGATGCCCGCATCACATGTGCCATGTCCTGGCCGCGGGAGAATGGCGGGTTCATCAGCACCCGGTCGATCGGCGCGGCCGCGGTCGGTTGCCACTCCGTGAAGTCGGCATGCCAAAGCCCGCAGCCATGCTGGGCGTGCAGCAATGCCGCCAGCGCCTCGACCAGCTTGAAATCCTGCTCCACCACGGTGATGTAGCAATCCAGCCGGATCGGCTCGGCGAGCAAGGCCCCTGCCCCGGCGCTGGGCTCCAGGATGTGCATGCCGGGCGCCAGCAGCGCCCGTTCCCACACCTTGGCGGCAACGGCGACAGGCGTGAAGAATTGCTCCTGCGCCCGCTTCTGGTCGACGGCGAAGCCGGTCCCGAGCGCGTCGGCCAGCTCGCCGCCAATACCCGAGGCGAAGACATGGCCACCGGCGCGGCGATCCCATTTGCCGCCAAGCGCCTTGAGGACCTTGTCGACCGCGGCATACAGCGCGCGGTCGAGTTGCCCCTCGGGCAGGCGCACGACGCTGCCGTCGACGCTGCTGCTCTCCAGGACGTCCTTGACGTCGGGCGAAATACTGACCCCCCGCGCCATCAGAGCGATCCCGTCCCGCGAAGCGCCCGGCCAATCTTCGGCAGATTGGGAACGATCGTCGTGTAGATCGCGATCAGCGATATGCCGAGGGCGCCGACCAGCAGGACAACGCCTGCCAAATAGAGGGCCGCGCTCACAGGATCACCAGGAACACAACGAGGGCGAGGAAAAGCAGGATGCCGACCGCGATCTGCGGCTGACCCAGCGCGACCAGCCCAAGCAGCAGCACAGCGAGGATGCCGACCACGGCGATGATCTGCCACGCCGTCACTTCGCACCGCCCTTGGCGCGCCCGACAAAACCGTCGGCGCTGACCGTCTCGGTCAGGCCCGATGGCGAGATGATCTTGATCGATCCGTCGCGGCCCCTGGCCAGCACCGGGCACTCGAATTGGTATTGCGGTGCCGCTGACCCTTTCGGCCAATACATTTCACGCGTCGTCGCGTTGCGCGTGACCGTTATGGTTTCGCAATGGGTCGGGTGAAGGCCCGCGTCCGTCATCGCGCGATATTGCTGCGCGGTAAGCGGCCGCCCATCGATGATCGTGCCATACCAGGGGTTCGGCTTTGACGGCGTGACGTAGAGCGTCTCCGGCTGGCGCCCGATGATATCGGCCGCGGTCATGCCGGCACCTGGATGAGCCCGAAGGCTAGGCAGCGAGCCTCGGCATGGACGCGCGCCAGTTGCGCGGTTGCGACGGCGCGCTGAGCGACCGCCAGCGCGCTCTGCGCCTCCGTCTCATGGTCGCGGGCCTCGCGATCGTCGCGGAGGAGTTTGCTGCGAACCTCCCCGGCGATCGATGCGCCGCCATTCCGTCGGTCAAGCTCGGCGCTGATCAGGCCGATCAGCGCGGGCGGATCGATGTCGATCCGTTCGGAGCGCAGGACGATCTCGCCGAACAACTCGGCGATCCGTTCGATCCGCGGTGTGGGGTGCTGGGAGTTCAGCCGGACCTCGGCGACGATCAGGTCGCGGATTTCGGCGAGGTCGGCCAGCTTGTCCTCGACCGCCTGGGCGATGTCGGGATTGGCCGAAACTTCGGTAATGGGCGAATGCAACACGGTGATCTCCCGTCACCGTCTTCGTGTCGCAGAGGCGACAGATCAGGTGCGGAACGATCTATGCATTATGCATTGGCATTCGGTCAAGTGCAAAATGCATAGGCCGAATTAATTGCGCGCTGCGGCTATACGCTCACCGCGGCGTCGTGGATTTCCGACGCGGCGCGGCGGAAGACCTCTTCACCCCATTGGTTGAAGCTCATCCCGGCCAGATCCGCGGCGCGCACGACCAGGGCGTGTAGTTCTGGATCGACGCGCATGGACAGGCGCCCAGAGAATGGGCGCTCAGGCTCTTTCCCTGCGCGATCGCAGGCCGAATGGTAGGAATCGACCGCGTCCTTGAAGGCTTGCACGATCCGGGCCGGCGTATCGGCATGGAAGGACACGATATCCTCGATGCCGGCGAGTCGCCCGGTCAGCAGAAGATCCTCTGGATCGAACTCGATCCGCGCATACTGCCCCTTGTAGGTGATCGGCCTCATGGTGCTACTCCCAAACGCATGAGATAGTCGCGCACCGCCATGATCGTATAATGCCGGGTCGGGTGCGCTTGCTCCGGCCTAACGAAGCTTCCGATGGCATCATCCCGCTCGAACGTGACGCGGTCGCCGTCTTCCTGCACCAGGTCGCATCCGATCATCAGCAGCAAGTCTTCGATCGCACTCCATTCGATCGACGGCACCGGATCGGCGAAGATCGCCTCGAGCGTATCGCGGTGCATTCCATCCATACGCTGTCATGATCCGCTGTCTGGGCATCCCTGGTGTCGCAATCTGCCGCCAAGCACTGCCTCCGTCCAGCGCCTCGTCAATGATTCCGCAATACACGTAGTTCGATCAATGATTTACTCGGCCAATATTGCCGCTGGTGTTGTTGGACAATATGGAACAAATATAGAACATGGAGAGGGCGACTCAGCCGCTGACATTACGGGAGCCGGCCTGCGAGGTCGGGTGCCGGACGTGCGACATGGGCTGCGCTATTCTTCCCGCCCGCTTGCGCTGGTGGGAGCGCGAGGTCGAACGCCTGTGCCGGGAGATATCGCTTTGCCCGACCGCCGATCTCCGGCTTGACCAACGCCGTGAGCTTGAAGGAGCTCTAGCTGGTCATGAAGGCTTGAAGCGACAATGGGCGGATAGTCCGCGAGGCGCGCGCCTGGCTGAACTTCCATCAGCGCCAGCCGCACCATTTCTTCGAGCTGCTCGACACTAGGGATATCGATCCGCTCATCCGGCACGTCGTCGATCGATCCCTTGCCGTAAAGCAGCCATTCCTCAGAGACCTTGAACTTCCGAGCATATTGCGGCGCGCTCTTTGCGGGAAATCCACGATGTCCGTTTTCGTGGCCGGCATAGGTGCCCTCCGGAATTCCCATCGACTTAGCCGCGGCCGCGGCAGACAGAAATCCGGCGCGTGTTCTGGCCTGACGCAGGCGTTCGCTGGGCGTGCTCATGCATAACGCATAGCCGCTGCCTCTATGCAAAAGGCACTTGCGTTGCTGCTGTGCATAATGCATAGACGCCACATGCGAAGTCATCGAGACATTGTGAGCGCCACTGGCCCCGACCTGATCGCGGGACAACGCGGGCTCTCCATCCATACCGTCAGATCATGGGCGCAGCGCAACTCCATCCCGGCCGACCAATGGGCCTGGTTCGCAGAACAGGGCCACGCGACGCTGGAGGAACTGGCGATCGCGGTGGCGACGCCAGCCGCTGGCAGACAGGAAGCGGCATGACGCTCGTCATCGACACCGTCAGCGAGCCCGGTGCCTGGAAGCGTGCGATCGGCCGCGGCTGCCTCGCTAACGCCGAGGCGCGCTGCAAGGCCTGCGGCGCGACCGATTGCGCGCATCCCGACCCGATCTTCGCCGGCATCGTTCCTCCCCTGCGCGAGCGCGTATTTGGTCGTGCCCTCGCCGGCGGCGGCTCCCCTGCCGCCGGCGGCTTTGTCCACCAGGTGGCGGGCGACCGACAGACGGATAATCTTGGGGGCATGGAAGAGCGTGGCGGTGTCCATGGGCTAGGTTCTCCCACGGCAGGCCTCGCAATGTCATGACGAAATCACTGGTCATCACGCAGAGCAGTACGAAACGGCTGTGCGCCGCGGCCCTGGCCGATGCCAAGTCGAGGCACGACTGGTCGAACCAGGACGCAGGCGACGCGCTCGGCTGCGGCGAAGGCACGATCCGCAACCGTCTGAACACCGACGATGTCGGCAACCAGATGACCGTGCACGAACTTCGCCGATCGCTCGGCGCCGACGGCACTCACATCGCAAACAAGATCCTTTCGGGCGACGGCTACCTGGTCGTGCCCGTCACCGCGGCTGACGCGCCGGATGCATTCGCGCTCGCCGCATCGTCATCGCGCTGCACGGCCGAGCTGATCGAGGCAGCGCAGGACGGATTCGATTTCGACGAGGCAACCAGCCTGCTCCCCAAAGTGGTCGAGCAGCGCGAGGGGCTCGCAAGTCTTGAGGTATTGCTTCGCCGCACGATCGCGGAGGGGCCGAAACGATAGGACTGGCAGCCGGCTAGGGTGCCGGCGGGGAGTGTTGGACATGAAAGTGCATGACAATGCGGCGGCGGCGATGGTCGCTTCCGCGATCGCTATCGCTTTGCCCGCTGGGTCGCGCTCGTGAGCCGCCCCGCGACCTCTCGCCTCAAGGTCAATCCGCCCCTTGGGCGGATGCCGACCCTGCAGTTCATCCTGCTGGGCGAGTTGGCGGTCGACGCCACCTATCAGCGGTCGATCGCCGGCGGCGACAGCCAGTCGCTGATCCGCAAGATTGCCCAGCACTGGAACTGGGACCTGTGCCAGCCTCTCGTGGTCAGCCGACGCGACAATGGCGACATGTATGTGATCGACGGCCAGCATCGCCTGGAAGCGGCGAGACTTCGCGGCGATATCGCCCAGCTCCCTTGCGTGGTCGTCGCCTATAGCTCGACCGCCGACGAAGCGGCGAGCTTCGTGCATCTCAATCAGCAGCGCCGCCCGCTGTCCAAGCTCGACATCTTCAAGGCGGCGGTCGCCAGTGAAGACGGCGAAGCTTGTGCAATCATGGAGGCTCTCGCCTACGCCGGTCTGTCGATCGCGGCGCACAGCAACTTCACGGCATGGAAGCCGGGCCAGATCTCGAACATTAGCGGGATCGAAACGAGCTGGCGACGGCATGGCCAGGAAACCACCACGACTGCCCTTCGCGCGCTGCGGCTGGGATTCGAGGGCCAGGTCCTCCGCTACGCCGGCACGATCTTTCCGGGCATCGCGGGCGTCTGTGCCGATGAGGCGCGGCGCGGCGCCTTCGGTCCACTCAGGTTCGAACGCTTCGTCGCGATGCTGTCGAAACGCGAACAGGTGCAGTGGCGCAGCGACATCATGCGCGCAAAGGCGGATAATCCGCTCTTCAAGTTCGGCGCTGCAAGCCTGAAGGTCATCCTCGATGCCTGGGCGGAGGCGAGTGGAGATCCGCCGAAGAGCGTCCCTTCGTCTGCACCCACGCCCCCCCCCACGCCCGCCGTAGCGCCGTTCACAGGCAGCCGGTGGTGCGACCAGTGCGATATGAAGGTGTCGCATGTTGAGGCTGCTGGCTGCCGCAGCCGGTTCTGCTCGCTGAAGGTGCGGGCATGAAGGCCTCCGCGCTTCGGCGCCATCCCTCGATCAAGCCGAGCGGCCGCGGCGTCGTGCTATCGGCGCTCGACCCCGCCTACCGCGGTGGCCGTACAAACTTCCCGTCGCGGGTGTTCGATCCCGACGAGGTCCAGCGCGTCCTGAAGACCGGGCACCAGAGCCGCAAGATCGGCAAGATCGTGATGAAGGGCCGGCTGCGCGATGCGCCGATCTTCACCGCGACGCTCGAGGAACGGGCAACCTGTCCTCGGACATGTGCCGCATGGGCGTGCTGCTACGGCAACAACATGCAGGCGGCGGAACGGATCGTCGCCGGACCGGCGTTCGAGGCTGCGCTATGGGATGAGCTCGCGGCGCTGCAGGTCGCGCACCCCCGCGGCTTCCTGGTCAGGCTGCACGTGCTCGGCGACTTCTATAGCCTCGATTATGTCGACCTCTGGCGCCGCGCGCTGATCGCGTTTCCGGCGGTCCATGTCTTCGGGTTTACGGCGCGACTGCCCGGCACGCCGATCGGCGATGCCCTATGGCCGCTGATCCGCGACCAGTGGGATCGGTTTGCTGTCCGCGTCTCGGGCATGCCTGACGCCACCAAGGCTTCGCAGCTGGAGCCCCACCACCATCCAGCATCGATCGCCTGCCCGGCCCAGACCGGCGCGACAGACTGCTGCGCGACCTGCGCGCTCTGCTGGCAGACCGACCGCAGCATTTCGTTCAGGAGGCATTGAGCATGAATACGTGCGTCGATTGCGGATGCGAGATCAAGGCTGGTGCTGCGCGATGCGTCGAGCATTTCAAGGCGCACCGCGCCGCCGGCCGCAAGCAATATATCTGCGTCGATTGCGGTGGACCGCGGTCGAAAGGCTCGGAGGCCAGGTGCAGGTCCTGCGGCCAGGAGCCGCGTCGTCGCCCGATGCCCGACGACTTCGTGGCAGTGGCGCCGACGATGAGCGCCGCTGACCTGGCCAAACACTATGGCTGCAGCAACGCCAAGATCACCCAGTGGTTTGCCGCGACTGGCATGTCCCGCAGCACGCAGACCCGGTTCAAACCGCTCGGAGCGCCGCCAGAGAGCTTCGCGCGCGTCGCGCCCACGATGACACTCCACGAACTGGAGATGATGTTCGACCGCGGCGCGCACGTCATCAAACGTTGGTGTGTCGAATGCGGCGTCTCGCCGCGGCGGTATGTGCCGCACTTCGTGTCCCGCGGCAATCGCATGCCCGTCGCGCCGGTGGTGTTCCACGACCTCAGCCGCGCCGGCCAGGCGGCGGAATATCTCCAGCGGTTCGGCCCAGTCTATCGCTGCAATGCCAACGGCCGCGCCGATGCCGAGGGGCAGCATTGGAGTCGGCGTGGCTTCGTCCTGACCGACGACGAGATCATCGAGCGCGCCGAGCGCCAAGGCTGGCAACCGGAAAGCTGGCGGAGGCTCGCGGCATGATGGCGCGCGAAATCATCGAGGCCGAGATCGAGCGGCTGATCGGGGTGCTCGATCTGATTGACGGCGATGCCGATCTCGAAGCCGAGATGGACGTCGGTGCCGACGATCACGGCGAGCCCGACGGTGCCGTCCTCCTGGACCTGGCGGCATGAGCGCCTTGCTCGACCGCGTCGCCTTCTGGCTCCGGACGCGCCGGCTCGCTCGCGAGCTCGGTACCGCGCTCTCGCTGCGCCGTCGCGGCAGGGTCCAACGCCAGCACGCGGCGCGCAAGGGCGTCACCACGAAATTCCAACATCGCATGGAAGGATTGAAACGATGACCAGCGGCCATGTCGCAGCCGAAGAACTGCGCCTGCTCATCGAGCGCGCCGAGCGCCTCGAGGACGAAAAGCGCGGCATCGCCGATGACATCAAGGATGTCTGGGCGGAGGCGAAATCGCGCGGTTACGACGTGAAGGCCGCCAAGAAGATCCTGGCGATCCGCAAGAAGAAGCGGGAGGAGTGGCAGGAAGAGGAGGCGATCCTCGAAACCTATCTCCACGCGCTCGGCATGGATTTCTCCAGCACGCCGCTGGGTGCCGCGGCGCGCATGGACGACGAGCAGCCGAGCCTCGAGCAGCTCGCTGCGCAGATCCACGCCGCCGGCGGTCGCATGGTCGACGGCAACCTGGTCCTGCCGATGGGAACGGCGACCGCGGAGAGCAGCGACGCGCCGCTGGAACCGGACGAGGTCTATGCCAAGGCCGTCGCATTGGTGCGACAGCACGGCAAGGCCTCTACGTCCTGGCTGCAGCGGCAGCTCAAGATCGGCTACAATTCGGCGGCGCGCGCGATCGAACGGATGGAGCGCGAGGGGCTGGTGTCGAGCCCCAGTCCTACCGGCGCGCGGAGCGTGCTCGAGGCGGTGGCGGCAGCAGTGAACGCCGGTGCCCTCGGGCCGGGCGTCACCGCTGAGGTGCGTACCTGATGCGCCCCTTCGGTATCTTCCCCTCCCTGCTCTTCAGTGCACTGGCGACGCCGGCGGCCGCGATGGCGATCGCGCCGCAGCCAATGACGATCGAAACGCCTCGGCCATCGCCGGGAAAACGCGAAGAGAAGCGTCGCGCGATGGTTGCCCAGTCGATGCCGAACTGGCGGTCACGCGGTGCGCAGGCCAAGCCGAAGAAGCGTCCGAACATGCGGACGATATCGAAACGCGTTCGTCGCAAGCATCGGCGGGCCCGCTGATGGCCGCGCAAAAGGCCCCGCGATGGCGCCAGGCCGAACTCCGGACGCTCGACGACGTCTATCCTCGCGAAGGTGTTCGCGGGGCTGGCGCAGCGCTGCCCGGCCGAACCTGGCTCGCCATCTTCAACAAGGCGTCTGAACGTGGGCTGCGGTCGCCGCTCCTGTTCGATGCGCCGCGCGCGAAGTTGACCGGCCCGGCACTGGAAGAGGCGATCCGCCTCCGTGAGGTGGAGCATTGGTCGTTCGCGCGGATCGGCGCGGCGCTGGGCCTGTCCGAGGGTGGTGCCCAGAACGCGGTGACCAGCGCCTTGTGTCTCCGCAACGGCTTCACGCCGGCGCAGCGTGATGCCGGCGGCCGGCTGACGCCCGAAGGAATGGACCGACTGCGCTGGATGCTGCGCAAGGGGATGAAGGCCGTCGACATCCAATCCCGCCTGGCGGTCAGCGCCAGCACGGTCAGCCACGTCCGCCGCGTCTACAACGCAGAGTTGAAGGCGCGCGGCAAGGCGCTGTTGCCCCCCCCCAATGGAGGCGCGCTCTATTCGGGCGCGAAGCTGGCCCCAGCCATGCGTAAGGAGGTGGAACGCCTGTACCTGGCCGGCCTCGGCTCACTCAAGATCAGCGAACGCACCGGTGCCAGCAAGACCAGCATCGGCCGGATCCGTAATCGCCTGATCAAGCGGCTGGCGCGGCAGGGCAAGACGCTACCGGGCTGCACGAAGCAAGGCTCCCGCAACAGCGCCGCGGCCGAATCCGCTTTGTTCATTCCCGCCGCGGCGTTGACCGAATTCCGCCGCCTGCTGGTCGAAGAGGGTATGTCGGCGCGCCGTGCCGGCCTGCGCGCCGGTATCGGCAGCAAGCGCGCGCATGAGCTGCGTAACGATATCGTCGCCGAACTGACGGCCGAGGGCGGCACGCTCGACACGCAACGGCTCGGCCGCGGTCATGACAGCAAGGTCGCGATCGCCGAGGACAGTCTGTTCCCGACCGGGCGGATGGCGATCATGCGCTATCGGCTTCACGCCGCCGAACACGGCTATCCCGCGGCGATCGAGGCATTGCGCGTGGCCCGCGCCCGGGCCCAGCGGGAAGCGGCCGAGGCTGCACGGCGGCCCAAGACCTTCGAGGAGCAACTCGCGGCGGTCCGCGCGGGCGCCCGGCTGGTCAATGTCCCCATCTTCCGGCGCGCCGATCCCACCATGACGCTCGGCGGCGTCGCGCCGGAGGCGATCTGATGGCGGGTTCGCTCAACTATTGCGACGTGGTCGCACCCGCCAGCCGTCAGATTCTACAAGGAGAGCAATCTTGAACGCCCCCGAAAACGCTGGTCCCAGCACCTTGCCACTCGCTCAGATCAGGCAAGGGCATAACCCGCGGCGCTACTTCGACCGAGAAAAGCACGAGGAGCTCGTGGCATCCCTGCGCATGCGCGGCATGTTGCAGCCCATGCTGCTCCGGCCGGGCCCGCTCGGCGACAACTGCTATTTCATCGTCGCGGGCGAGCGCCGGTACCGGGCCGCGATCGAGGCTTTCGGTGCTGAGGGCGAAGTCCCCGTGGTTGTGCGCGAAATGACCGAGCAAGAAGCGCTCGAGGCGGCGATCGACGAGAACGATATCCGCGAAGACGCATCGGAAACAGAACAGGCCGACGCCGCGGTCCGCGTGCTCGCTGCCTGCGGGAACGAGCGTGCCGAGGCCGCCAGGCGCCTCGGCTGGTCGCCGGCGAAGCTCGACCGCCGTCTCGCGCTCGCCAACCTCTCCGAAGCGGTGAAGGTCGCGCTCGACGAACGGCGGATCAAGGTCGGGCATGCCGAGCTGCTCGCCGCGGTGCCGGGCGATAAGCAGGACAAAGCGCTCGACACGATCGTCACCGCCGCCCTCGACGTTGCCAAGACGCGCGAGCTGCTGATGCGCGTGACGCAGAGCCTGGGCGCCGCCGGCTTCGACAAGACGGAATGCACGACCTGCCCGTTCAACTCAGCGTCACAGCGCGCGCTGTTCGAAACCCACGTCGACGACGGCCACTGCACCAACCCGGGCTGTTTCCAGCTCAAGACCGATGCCGCCGATGCGGCACGGGCTGCGGAGAAGGATCAAACGCAGGAACCCACGGTCACGCCAGCGGTCGAAACCGCTCCCCACGCCGGGATCTGCCGGATTTGCGGATGCACCGACGATCGCGCGTGCGAAGAGCCCTGCACCTGGACGGACAAGTCGCAGACCCTTTGCAATAATCCGACGTGCGTCGCCGCGGCGGCGGCACCGGTCCTCGCTCCTGCGAGTCCGGAAAAGCCGTCTGGCAAACCGTCGGCGCCGCAGAAAACAACGGTAACGGCCAAGTCGATCGCTGGCCGCGTGACCCCGCTGCGCGAAACGGCCTGGCGGCGCGCGCTGGTTCAGGCATGCGAGGGCGACCCCGAGTTCGCGCAAGCGTTCGAGGCGATCCTCCGCGACGTCTGGAAGGTCGATCGCGCTTTCCTCGGCCAATTCAACAAGGACGAGCTCAAGTTCATCGCCCAGGAGTGCGGCCTGGTCGCGCATATGGGCGAGAAGGCGTTCGCCAGGCTGCTCCCGTCGCCGGTCGGCAAAATCGTCGACGGCATGCTGAACGCCACCGGCTTCGACTGGTCCGGTCGCCTCCCCAGCTCGATCACGCTGGACGGCAAATATGGCCCGCCCCCGGCGGCGGACGCCAGCGCCACAACCGAATCTCAGAACAAGGACTGACCGCTATGCTGATCACCAGCTTGCTGCCGCTGCTCTCGCGCTATTCGCTCGGGTTCGATCTCGCCGCCGGGCCCGACGATACGGTCACGCTGACCGTCATCCCCCGGAAGGCCGAGGGCGCGGCCCGTAATCTTGAGGGCGGAGAGGTGCGGCCGATCTCGATCACCGCGAGCGCCGCAGAGATCGACGAGGAACTCGCCAAGGGTGCCGATGGCGCGCTCGGCCAGCTTATCGCCGTGCGCAAGGGGTTGGGCGACCAACTCGCCGAGCAGCAGCAGGCGGCCGAGGCGGCAAAGACGGCGGCGGCCACCAAGTCGAAGCCGGCGAAGGCTGCTGCGACTGCGCCCACCCCCTCACCGGCGGCGGCGCAACCGCCTGCGGCACCGCCCACCGAACCCGCGCCTGGCGAGCCCGCCAGCCTCTGGTGATCGATCTCCCAAGCCATTCCGTCACCACCAATCGAGAGCAGCCATGCAAATCAATCATCTGACCAGAGCGTACCGCTACGACGGTATCGATCTGCCGATTCCGCCCCACCTTGCCGACGATCCGCAGGGCCTGCGCGCCTATCACGCCACCCTCTACCCGGCGATCCTCAACGCCGAGACGGTTGACGCGGGCGTGTCGGGCGGCGTGCTCGTCACCGAATACCGGCGCGCGGTCGGCACCAAGGGCTGACGGTGGCGCGGCGCAAGAGCGCGGACATCCCCGCAGCCGCCCGCAAGACGCTCCTCGAATGGATCGAACAAGACGATGTCGACAGCAGCATCCAACCTAACTGCAGCGAAACGGATCAAGCGCTCCACGCGAGCATCCTCCTCGCGCCCTATGACGGAGCGTCGGCGTACGAGCGTCTTCAACCGCCCGCAGGGTTGCGTCTCGCGCCCCTCGGTTGAACTGGCGGGGTGTTCGGTCGCGCTGTCGATCGATGTCCCGGCAGGTTTCGATGCGCCGCTCGCCGCGCACCACAAGCTGATCGGCGCTTGGGTCGCATCGCACGAAAAGTCGGATGCCCGATATACCCGTGCCGATGCTCGCAAGCATATCGAGCGCGCGTTCGATGCGGCGGTGATCGAGATCCTCAAGCCGTTCAATTTGGCGGACCTGCAAGTGCTCGCGCTTGCTGGTGACGATGGCACGGCGCCGGCGATCGCCATCGTTTGCGACACCGTCGGTCAGATCGACCTGGGCTGGATCGAAGAAAGTAATCCTCTCGCGGCCGCGCCGGGCAAGCGCGTGGCGCCGCAAAGGTGGTGTGCCGCAGCCTATCAGGCGTTGGAAGATACCCTCTCGGTGGCGCTGCCGATCTTCGGCTATGGTGACCTGTTCGAAGAAATGGCCGCATATAGCTGGGACGGCGAGACCACGGACGTCGCCGCGATCAAGGCGATGGTCGATATGGGCCAGGACCTGGGCGACATCGACGAGGAAATGTTGCCCTCGGCCATGAATGCGCGCCGGCCGGCCTGGATGCTCAAGGAGAACGCGGCTCCGCTGAAGCAGCTGCCGGCGGCGCTGCGGCGGAGGATCTATCGGCTTCGCGATCTGCGCGTGGCCATCAAAGGTATGCCGGCCGAGACGAACGCCTGGCACTTCTCGTTCGATCAGGTCGTCGAATACATGCCCGAGTTCGAGGACGCTTCGCACTTGCCGGCGATGACGCTCGTCCCCGCTGACCAGTTCGCTCGCGAGCTCGATTACGTCGGCGATTACGGCATGCAGCAGGGCTTCATGAATATCGCCGGGCTTTGCCCGCTGTCCGACGCTGCCGCGGTCGACGCGTGGTTCGCGTCACTCAGGCTCGGCGCCGAGTTCCTGCTCGCCGCCCAGGAACTGATCACCATCGACCCCGCCAATTCGTGTGAGTAGCTGATGCCAGGACATTCCACCCAGTTCGAAGTCACCGACGGCAGCATGGCGCTGACCAACGCAATCCTGCTCTACCAGCCAACGGGCCAATCCGCGCCGGGTCGCTCCCTGCCCGCATTCGCTAGCCTTCACGCGGTGGAGCAGGCGGAGGGCAAGCCGACGATCGGCGCCGGCGCGCCTCTTTCGCACGCCCATCTCCGCCAATGGGCGAAGGCCCTGGGTTTAGGCGCCCCCCCCGAGATCCTGCCTGACAACGTCGTCGTCTATCACACCGACATGCTGGCGTGGTGGACGCCAGAGCGCGTCCGTCCTGGCTATTTCAACCTGTCGGCACCGCCCAAGGGGCTGCGCGCGCTTTCGGAGCGCACGGTGGTGCCTGTTCCCTATCCCGCTCACCTATTCGTTGCCACGCGATCGGGCCTTGGCGTCTACGCCCTGCCCACCAACGAACGGCCGACCGCGTTGACCGTGTTGATGTGCTCGCCGGTGCTGAACGTATTTGCCAGCGGGCAACTATGCTGGGGCAATATCCCCCAACCGAAGAAGATCACGCTCGCCGCGATCGCGGAATACGAGCGGGCGGTGTTCGATTCCTGGTCGACGCATCCCAATCCCGGACAGGAGCACAGCGTAACCGGCAAGGGCGGCCTGGTGCGCCTATGGGATGACCTCGCGACGCGTAAGGCCGTCCGGTTCCCCTATAAGCGGCTCAAGCCGTTCGGCGCCGGCGCGCCGGTGAGTTTCGGGCAGCTTGTCGCGCGGAGTGGCCGCGCATGACGATCCTCGCCAATGATCCCACTGCGGCGGCAGTGCTCTCAGCTGCGCCGTGCTACCCCATCCCGCCGAGCGGATCGTCACCCGCCATCGATGCGCTTCGCTCAGCGCGCGCCGGCCGCGGCCTGGCCGTCGGCCACGATGGCGTGATGCTGATCCTGCGGCGGCCGTGGCTTGAGCTCGACGTGCCGATCACGGAGGCGCTCGCCGCCTATTTCCCCTATGGCAGCATTGGCCGGCCGCGGGCCGACCTGCGTTGCGGCCTCATCCCTCGCCACCACCTCGACGAGATCCTCGACCATTTCAGGGCGGCGCTGCCGAATGAGGCGGCAGCGTTCGTGATCTGGAACGAGGTCGACGGGAGATTCGCCGTCAATCTCCCGGCCATCGACCATGCGACGCCCTCGCGGCTGGTCTATCGCACGCCGAACCTGCCGCCGAATTGGCATATCGTCTGCGACGTTCACAGCCACGGTCGCGCAGCCGCCTTCTTCAGCTCGACCGACGATGCCGACGACGCCCATGCGACCAAGATCGCGCTCGTGTTCGGTGGCCTCGACGATCCGGCCAGCCCGCCGACGATGGCTTCGCGGCTGTGCGCCGATGGACTGTTCCTCCCCATGCCTCGCAGCCCGTTCGCTGGAGATCGCGATGCAGCCTGACGCCCCAGCCCGACACTATCTGCTCGCGGCATGCGACAAGCACGACATCAACGTCCAGCTCGTGGGCTGCGGCGGAAACGGGGCGCAGATGCTGATGGGCCTCGCATCGCTCGACACGGCGCTGCGGGCGATATCGTCGCGGTCGCTGCACGTCACGGTCGTCGACGACGACATCGTGACCGAGGCAAATCTCGGGCGGCAGCCGTTCTATAGCTGCGACCTGGGGAATTCGAAGGCGATCACTCTCACCGAGCGGATCAACCTGGCGCACGGGCTAGCCTGGCGAGCAGTTCATGGCCGCGCCCCGGAAGCAATCGGCGTGCGAGATGTAGACGTCCTGATCACCTGCGTCGACACCGCCGCAGCTCGCCGGGCGTTGGGTGCTGCGATGGGCGAGATCGGGCGACCGCCTCGCTATTGGCTGGATCTCGGCAACCGCGCGACCGATGGGCAATTCTTGATCGGCTGTCCGGCGGGCGGCGGCGCCAAAAACGACGCACGCCTCCCCACTGTGCTCGAGTATTTCCCCGAGCTCGCCGACGAGAGCGTCGCGGAGGACGATGCACCCTCTTGCTCAGTGGCGGAGGCGCTCGAGCGTCAATCGCTGTTCGTCAACCGTGTCGTCGCGAGCCACGCGCTGGCGCTGTTGTTCGACCTTCTCGGCCGCGGGTCGATCAGCCACGCTGGCGGCTTCATCAACCTCGCCAGCGGACAGGCCGTTCCGATCCCGCTACCGGCTAAGGTCGCGGTTGAGCAGGTAGCGGCATGATGGTGCACCCCCATGCTGAGGCGCTGGTCGTCGTGCTTCGCGCCGGGCGATACCGCACGAGCACCGAGGCAGCGCTGCAAGATTCGATCGAACAGCATCTGACGTCATCGGGCGTCGAGTTCGAACGCGAAAAGGTGCTCGCGCCGGGCGAGCGCATCGACTTCTTCGCTGGCGGCGTCGGGATCGAGGCCAAGGCGCGCGCGAACAAGCGAGCCGTATTCCGCCAGCTCGAGCGCTACGCGACCAACGATGCGATCGACGCCCTGATCCTGATCACCGGGACCGCGATGGGTCTGCCGGCGACGGTCAAGGGCAAGGCACTATTCTACGTCTCGATCGGCAGGAGCGCGCTGTGAAAACTTACGGCAAGCTCAAGCTGGTGCGCGATGGCGTCCACTATTGGGAACTCAGCGACTTAGCGCCGCATGTTGCGATCGCGTTCAAGAGGCTGTTCCCGCGCGTACCCGCATCGGCAAAGACAATCACGCTGAGCGACGCCGACGACATCCGCGCCGATCTCGACTGGTTCATGGCCCGCTATCCTCTGGCGCATGAAGAGGCCGACGAGATCGCCGGCGGTGTTTCCAGGGTTAAACACCGCATCGCAGAGCGTGACCGTATCCTGCTGCCAGATTGGAAGCCGGGCGAAATTCTCGGATTCCGCGATGGTTACGCGCCATACCTCTACCAAAGTCAGGCTGCTCAGATCGCCATCGACAATGGCGCGCTGCTTCTCGGCGACGAAGTCGGCCTTGGTAAGACGATCACGGCCGCTGCGGCGTTTACGGCAGGCGCGCCCATGCCGGCCGCTGTCGTCGTGCAGGCGCATCTCGCCGGACAATGGCAGGCGCGGATCGAGGAATTCACGACGCTCAGGGTTCACGTCATCAAGGGAACCAAGCCCTATGACCTGCCACCCGCGGACATCTACATCTTCCGCTATTCGAACGTGCTCGGCTGGGTCGATGTCATCACCAGCGGCGTGTTCAAGTCGGTTGCCTATGACGAGATCCAGGAACTGCGCCACGGACGCGGCACCGCAAAGGGCGCGGCGTGCTGGCACCTGAGCGACCAGGCCGATTTCACGCTCGGGCTGACCGCCACGCCGATCTACAATTACGGCGACGAGATCCATCGCGTGATGGGGTTCCTGAAACCGGACCTGCTCGGCGACGCATATGAGTTTACCCGCGAATGGTGTGGCGGCGGCAAGATCGTGAAGGATCCCGACGCGCTGGGTTCGTACCTGCGCGAGACCGGCTATTTCCTGCGGCGGACCGAGGATGACGCATCGGTCGACGCATCGATGCCGCCCCCGAATATCATCGACTGGGAAGTCGGGTACGACGTCGCTGCCGCGGAGGGCGAGGAGGCGCTGACGCGCGCGCTCGCGATGACCGTGCTGCAGGGCAGTTTCGTCCAGGCCGGCCAAGCTGCGCGTGAGCTCGACAGCCGAATGCGCCAGCTGACCGGCATCGCCAAGGCGCGGTCAGTCGCCGCCTACGTTCGCCTGCTGCTCGAGGATGGCCAACGCGTCCTCCTCGCCGGCTGGCACCGCGAGGTCTATTCGATCTGGCAGCAGGAACTCGCTGGGTTCGATCCGGTGCTATATACCGGCAGCGAGACCACGGCGGGCAAACAGCGCAGCTTCGATGCCTTCGCCGGAGGTGATGCTCGCTTGATGATGATCTCGCTGCGCTCCGGCGCCGGGCTCGATGGATTGCAGGAGCATTGCAACGACCTGGTGGTCGGCGAGCTCGACTGGTCTCCGCAGATCATCCACCAGCTCGTCGGGCGCTTGCGTCGTCCTGGTCAGCGATTCCAGGTCACCGGGCATATCCTCCACGCCAATTGGGGTAGCGATCCGGTCCTGCTGGAGACGCTCGGGATCAAATCCGACCAATCGCGCGGCCTAATCGCGCCTGGCCAGTCGCCTGCGCCGAAGGTCAGCGACGATTCCCGGATCCGGCGGCTCGCTGAGCATGTGCTGAAGATGCAGGGCGTCGATGTCGCGCAGGTGGCGGCATGACGCTGTACGATGCGTTCCACGCCCTACTCACGAATCCCGTGTTTGCTGGAATTGCCGGTGGCGCTGGCATGTCGGCCGTTCTCTATCAGGTCCGCGCTTTGCCCAAGCACGCTTGGGATTGGGCCCAGCGGACATTCACCGTGTCGATCGACATCGACAATTCCGACGAATTCTTCGGCAAGATGTCGGTCTACCTATTCCGGCACGATCATGCCCGTCGGGCGCGTCGGCTGCGGATGGCTGAGTTCTACGACTTCGGCATGGAGAAGTGGCGCTGGGTGGTCAGCCTCGGCCAGGGCAACCTGTTGTTCCGCGACCATGGCGCCTGGTTCCTGATCAACCGGTCGGTCAGCGACGTCGCCAAGGGTGAGGCGCTGAAGCGGCGCGAGACCTACTACATCGCCTCGCTGGGCCGCAGCCAAGCCGCGCTGCGCGGATTGATGGAACGGGTCGACGCAGTTCACGACGCGACCGACACCACGCGCGTTTATGTCTTCCACAACGGCTATTTCCTGCTCGCCGACCAGAAGCCGCGGCGGTCGCTTGATACGGTGTTCATCCCTGAGGATCAGAAGCGCCAAATCATCGCCGACGTCGAGCGGTTCGCGGCGTCGCGATCGGAATATCGCCGCAAGGGTGTACCGCATCGCCGCGGCTATCTGTTCGAGGGGCCACCGGGGACGGGTAAGTCGACGCTTGCCTATGCGATCGCATGCCATATCGGCAAGCCGGTCCATGTCGTCAACCTCAACACCTGCGGTGGCGACAGCGGTCTGATGATAGCGTTCAACATGGCGGGTGCCGAGGCGCTAATCCTGATCGAGGATATAGACACGGCCAAGGTGAGCCACGATCGCGCAGCCGCTCCCCCGACCGCCGAACTGGCGATCAAGCCCGAGGAAGGTGTCACGCTGAGCGGCCTGCTCAACGCGGTCGATGGTGTGGCAGCGCGCGACGGCCGGATCCTGATCATCACGACCAACCATGCTGAAGTGCTCGATCCGGCCTTGCTTCGTCCTGGACGGATCGATCGACGCGAGGTGATCGGGCTGATCGAGTACGACCAGGCCCGCGCGATGTGTGCGCTGCACCTGCCTGAGCGTGATGACACGTGGTTCGCGACAGAGATCGCGCCGATGCTACCGACATCACCCGCGGCGGTGCAGCAGCGCTTGCTGGCGGAGGACGCATGACGGCGCCCGTCAGCACCGCCGGCCAGGTCGGCATCAATTGCCCGGGCTGCGGCGAGAATCTGCGCCGCGCCTATGTCGCGAAGAGCCACCCCACGCCAGGCGGTCAGCGCAGGCTGCGCTATTGCCCAAGTTGCCACGCTCCGGTGGATTCGCTGGAGCAGGTGATTGGCGCCGGTCGTAACGTTCTGATGATCGATATCAGCTCGACACCGCCCGGCCGGATGCGGCTGATCCGCGCCCTATGTCGCGAACTGGCTGTCCCTGCGTCGACCTGGGGCCGGCCATGACCCAGAACCGCTCATCCGCTGTTATGCAGCAACGCTCCGAGGCGCCCGATGCTCTGGACGATTTCCCGACGCCGCCTTGGGCGACGCGCGCGCTGGTCGAATTCCTGCTCGCGATCGGCATCCCGTTGCACCGACAGTGCGCTTGGGAGCCATGTTGCAACCGCGGCTACATGGTCCGGCCGTTGCGCGAGGTGTTCGCTACGGTGCGTGCCAGCGACGCCCTGCTCTACGCCGATCATGTTCTCGACGAGGTGCCCGAAGTAATCGACTTCGTGACGACCGGCTTCACCGAGACGTCGGTCGACTGGATAGTCGCGAATCCTCCGTTCAATCTCGCCGAGGAATTCGTAACGGTGGCGCGGGGCCTAGCAACGGTCGGCTGCGCTATGCTGGTGCGCGGCGCCTTCACCGAAGGCACAGGACGCTATGCCCGGCTGTTCGGTGTCCGGCCGCCCGATTACGAGCTCAAGTTTTCGGAGCGCGTGGTCATGCTCAAGGGCCGCCTGGTCCGCGCCGGCGATGCCGACCCGTTCAACCTGGACGATGACGGAAATCCTCGCGATGCGTCGACGGCTACAAGCTATGTCTGGCTAGTCTGGCTGCGCGAGGGTGGTGGCGATACCCGTGCCCGCTGGATCGCGCCTTGCCGCCTGCGGCTGGAGCGCGAGGGCGACTATCCGGTCTACGACCTGCCACGCGCTGCTGCCGAGCTACCGTTGTTCGATGCGGTGGCGGCATGAGCGTCGATCTGATCACCAGGCTGATCGAGGCCGGCACGCCGGCAGCGTTGGTGGCAGAAGTGACGATCGCGCTCGCACGCGCACAAGCGGCGGCTGACGCGACTATCGAAGCAGCGCTTGCGCCAAAGCCCGGCGCCCTGCGCATGCGAGCCTATCGTGAGCGTCACAAGGCGTCACAAGGCGTCACATGTAACGATAATGACGGCGGAGTGACGGCTAGCGTCACCGAGCCCGCCCCTTCGCCCCCTTCCCCTTCTTCCCCCCATACCCCCCAAGAACCCCTACCCCCACATCCCCACCCGGAACAGTCAGACGCGTACGCACGTAAGGCCGCTGGGATCGTGTTGGCGATCATCGTCGCAGGCTGCGAGTCTGGGCTTGCGGCGAAGCGAGCCAAGGCAGGCGGGTGGCCGGTCGAAATGCCTCCTCCGTCCGACGTCAACGATGCCCAGTGGGCTGGGTTCATCGCTCACCGCAGGGCCAAGCGGGAACGTCTCACCCAACGGGCATACGACCTGCTGTGCGGCAAGCTGCGCACTCACTCATGCGACGAATGGCCGCCCGGTCGGATCATCGACACGATCGTCGATCGTGGATGGACGAGCTTCGAGCCGGCGTGGTTGAACAGGATACAGGAACCCCAAAATGGAAGACGGAACGGCGCGGGAATCGGCATGGCAATCGCTGGGCAACGTGGCGCTGGTCGATCGCAGGACGGCTTCCTCAACGCCATCCGCGAAGCGGCCGATCACTTCGGACCCGACGACGCCGAAGGAGAGCCGGATTCTACGGGAGTGGGCTGAGAGCATCCCGGTCGGTATTCCTACACCGGCGTCGAAAGAACAGATCACCAAGCATCTGGAATTCCTTGCTTCGACCCTGCCGTCGAAGAGCGTGGATGACGCGGCCGGAAAGAAGCGTTTCGCGGTCTACGTGAGCATGCTGCTGGGGTTCAGCAACGAAGCGCTGACCTATATGTCGCGCCAGGTCTGCGCGACGTTGAACTGGTTCCCGACACCTCACCAATGCCTTCATCTGGCCAAGGAATATCGGGCGCCCGCGTCCGAGAAAAAGGCGGTGCTGCTAGCATGCGACAGGTTCGATCAGCGGGCGTTCGAAGAGTGGGTCGCTGCTCTTCCTGGCGTCGAGGAACCGGACCTGAACGTCCCGGCCTTCTGGATCAACAGCGCCTTGACGCGAGCGCTACTCCGAAAGCTCGATGACGGCCGTATCGTGACGCGCGATCGTTATCGGCAACTCACGTCGTCGCCCGACGGACCGGCAACGAACGCGTGAGCGTCCTCGGCAGCCTTGGTATCATGTCCGAACCCGCCATGCGGGCCGGGAATCGTGGGGGTAAGACTTGTGGGCGACGCAATGACGCCTGAGCGGCGTGATGTCGATGGCTGGTGCATCCTCAGGACGAGTGGTGCCCGCACGCTGCGACTAGCAGAGTCACTGATGGCGGCCGGGCTAGATGCATGGTCGCCTGAGATGATGGTCACGCGGCGCCAGGGCAGGATGCGCAAGCGCGTCGAGGTGTCGACGCCCATCCTGCCGACGTTCGTGTTCGCCAGGGCTCGGCATATCGCTGAGCTGCAGGCATGCCGTATGCTGCCCATCAACCCACATCCGGGCTTCTCGATCTTCCGGCATCTCGGCCGCTATCCCGTCGTCGCCGACAAGGACATTGTTGCCTTGCGCGCGGAGGAGGAGCGTGCCCGGGTGGTTGTCTTGAAGCGCACTCGCCGCACGGTACCGATTGGATCGCGGGTGACCATGTCCGAGGGCGCCTTTGCGGGCCTGACCGGGATCGTCGAGCGCAGCGATGGGAAGTCAGCGCTCGTCTGCTTTGGTGGTGGCTTCTCCGTATCCATTGCCACTTGGCTTTTGCCCGATGATAAAGTAGAGGCCAGTTCGTCTAACCGAGGCAAAGCCGCCTGAGCGGCATGGCGATTGTTCGAGGCCCATGCGGGACTCCGTCGCCAACGACACGGAGAGCACCGCTTTCCGGTCCGTCCGAAGGCATGCAAACAAGCAGATGACCTGGTCGACCAAGTCCCGCCATGCGCGTGGTTATGGCGCCGCGCACGAAAAGATGCGCAAGCATCTGATGAAGACGGTGATCTTCTGCGAGGAGTGCACCCGGAAGGGTTTCGTAACCAAGGGCACGATAGCCGATCACAAGCGATCGCTCGCCAAGGGTGGCGATGGATCACGCGAGAACTATCAGCTCCTGTGCGTGCCGTGTCATGACCGCAAGACCGCGGAGGACGCAGGCCGCAGCGTGCGGCAGCCCATCGGCGCCGACGGATGGCCGGTTACGGAACCACCCCGCCAGCGCAGGCGATAGCCCCCGGGGGGGGGCGGTCGAATCCTTCAGGGCGGCGACCTCCGGGACCGATGCCCAACCAAACAAAGCAAAAAACCATATTGATTGTCTGAGAGGCTTAATATGGCGGCACGTGGCCCCAAGCCGAAGGCCGCGCAGTTGCGCCTGGTCGACGGCACGCACCGACCGGCGCGGCACGGCCAGGCCGAGAAAGCCAAGGCCAAGGTCGACGCCGCGATCACCAGCTTCGGGAAGCTGATCCGGCCCGCCCATCTCAAAGGCGAGGCGCTGGCGGCATGGAAGAAATTCATCGAGCCGGCTGGCTGGCTGGACGGTTCGCGCGAAGCCGCGGCGGTAGCTTTTTGCGAGCTGTGGAAGGAATTCCGCTTCAACCCCCAGGGGTTTCCCTCATCGAAGCACGGCCAGATGCGCGCCTATATGGCCGAGCTCGGGCTGACCGACGAGCGCAATCGCGGCAAGAGCGATGACGGTCCGAAAGACCCGTTCTTCAACGACTGATCATCGCGTCCTCGCTTATGCCAAGCGCGTCACCACAGGCAAGATCGTCGCCGGCCCGCATGTCCGCAACGCCTGCCGTCGGCATATCGATGACCTTAAGCGCGGCGGCAAGCGCCGGCTCCGCTTCAATCCCGAGGTCGCCGATCGCGCGATCGCGTTCTTCGAAACCAGGCTTCGGCTGAGCGAGGGCCAGTTCGAAGGCAAGCCCCTACTCCTGCACGAGAGCCAGGCATTCAAGATCGGCAGCCTGTTCGGCTGGCAATACGAGCACCCCACCCACGGATGGGTTCGTCGCTTCCGACGCGTCTATATCGAAGAGGGAAAGGGCAACGGTAAGTCGCCGATCGCCGGCGGCATCGGGCTCTACGGCATGATGGCCGACGGCGAGACCGGCGCCGAGATCTACAGCGCCGGCGCGACCAAGGCCCAGGCGGGCATCCTGTTCCAGGACGCCGTCAAGATGGTCAACCAATCGCCGGAGCTGAAGGCTCGGCTCAAGCAAAGCGGCGCCGAGGGCAGCGTCCACAATCTCGGCTACCTCGCCAAGTCCAGCTTCTTCCGCCCGATCAGCCGCGAGGCGCGCAAGACAGGTTCGGGCCCGCGCCCGCATATGGCGCTGTGCGACGAGATCCACGAACACCCCGATGGCGGCGTGATCGAGATGCTCGAGCGCGGCTTCAAGTTCCGCCGCCAGCCGATGCTGGTGATGATCACCAACAGCGGCAGCAACCGCAATTCGATCTGCTGGGCCGAGCACGAACATGCCGTCCGCGTCGCCGCGGGCAATCCCGACGCCAAGGATGGTGACGCCGCCTATCTCGGCGAGGTCATCGACGACACCACCTTCAGCTATGTCTGCGCGCTAGATCCTGGCGACGACCCCCTCAACGACCCGAGCTGCTGGCCGAAGGCCAACCCGCTGCTCGGCGTCACGATCGATCACGATTACCTCGCCGGCGTCGTCAAGCAAGCGCTGCAGATGCCGTCGAAACGCAATGGCATCCTGCGTCTGCATTTCTGCCAATGGACCGACGCCGAAACAGCGTGGATGACGCGCGAGATCCTGGAGCCCTGCCTGGCCGATTTTGACCCGGCCATTCACCACGGCAAGCGCATGGCGCTCAGCCTCGATTTGTCGCAGAATCGCGACATCACCGCCAAGGGCGCCTGCGTCGAGACAGGTAGCGTTGAGGTGCCGGTCAAGGTCGGTGACGACACGGTCATGATCCGGAAGCCGACCTATGACGCATGGGTCGAGGCCTGGACACCGGGGGATACAATCGAGTCCCGCGCGCAGCGCGACAAGGCGCCCTATCTCGTCTGGCGCGACGCCGGGCATATCCACGCTCCCAAGGGCCAGAGCATCCGGTTCGACCACGTCGCGCAATCGATTGCCGACGACGACCGCTACTACGACGTCGGGCTGATCGCCTACGATCGCTACGCCTTCCGCAAGTTCGAGGAGGAATGCCAGGCGATCGGCCTGTCACTCGAATTCATCGAACATCCCCAGGCCGGCGCCAAGAAGGGCAAGATCACCGAGGCGATCAAGACCGCCGCCAAGCGCGACCAGCGCGAGGTGGATGGTCTCTGGATGCCCGGCTCTCTCCGCGCTTTCGAGGAAGCGCTGCTCGAGGGGCGTATCAGGATCCGGCGCAATCCCGTTGTCATCTCGGCGATCATGTCCGCTGTCACCGACGAGGATCGCTGGGGCAATCACTGGCTCGCCAAGGAGCGGTCCACCAACAAGATCGACTGCGCCGTCGCGCTCGCGATGGTCATCGGGGCGATGCTGATCATGCCGCCCAGTGAGAACGACACGTTCCAAATGCTTGTTCTCTGAGGAGACCACCATGAACAACCGGGCCTATTCGGTCCTCTCGGTCAAGGCGATCGACGAGGCCAAGCGCACTATCAGTGGCATCGCGACGACCCCTGAGGTCGATCGCATGGGCGACATTGTCGAGCCGCTCGGCGTCAAGTTCACCAATCCCATGCCTTTCCTGTGGCAGCACGAGCACGACAAGCCGATCGGCTGGGTCAAGTTCGGCCAGCCCTCCGCGAATGGCATCCCCTTCGAGGCAGAGGTTGCCCAGACCACAGAGGCAGGCGAGCTGAAGGACATGCTCGATTACGCCTGGCAGTCCATCAAGATGGGCTTGGTCAGGGCCGTGAGCATCGGTTTCCGCGCGCTGGAATATGCGTTCATGGAGACCGGCGGCATCCGCTTCATCGAATGTGAAGTGTACGAGCTCAGCGCCGTCACGATTCCCGCCAACGCCGACGCGCTGATGAGCGCCGTCAAGTCGATCGATGCCGCCCTGCGCAAGGACGCCGGCGTCGCCGAACCCGAAATTCCCGCCGCACCGGACAATGCCGCGACAGGCAAGACCGTCCGGGTCGTCAAGCTGGAAGCCCCTGCCCGCGATCGGGCGGAACCTTTCGTCATCCGTTCGATCAAAAGGAATGTGAAATGAGCAAGTTCAGCGAGCAGATCACTGCTTATGAGGCCAAGCGTGCCTCGACCGTCTCCGCCATGGAGGCGATCATGTCCAAGGCTGCCGGCGAGGGCACGACCCTCGACGCCGCGCAGTCCGAAGAATATGACGGCCACGTCGCCGACATCGAAGCGATCGACAAGCATCTCGATCGCCTCCGCTCGGCGGAAAAGGCGACTGCGGCCGTCGCCAAGCCCGTCGAGGGCGTGACCGACGCCGAAAAGGCCGCCGCTGCCCGCGGTGGCATCATCCAGGTCAAGGCCCAGCCCAAGCTTGCCCCGGGCATCGAGTTCGCTCGCCTGGTCAAGTCGCTCGGCGCCGCCAAGGGCGATATGGGTCGCGCGGAACGCATCGCGGTCTCGCGCTATGGTGCGGACTCGAATGCCGCCGGCGCGCTCAAGGCAATCTACGAGCGCGGCAGCGACAAGCTGGAGTTCGCCGGCTTCGAGGCGTTCCAGAAGGCCGCCGTTGTCGCCGGTTCGGCGGTTTCGGGCACCTGGGCATCCGATCTGGTCCTGACCGAGGGTGGCGCCTTCGCCGACTTCGCCGAGTTCCTGCGTCCGCAGACGATCATCGGCAAGTTCGGCACCGGCAATATCCCGGCGCTGCGTGCGGTTCCGTTCGATACCGCGCTCGGCATCTCGACCGCGGCGGGCGGCGGTTACTGGGTCGGCGAAGGCAAGCCGATTCCGATGACCGCGTTCAATGCCGACAAGAGCAGCCTGTCGCCGCTCAAGTGCGGCAACATCGTCGCTCTGACCGAAGAGCTGCTGATGCGCGAATCGTACAGCGCGGAAACGCTTGTCCGCGACGAAATGGCGGGCGCGCTGATCCAGCTCTGCGACACGACGTTCATCGACCCGACCAATGCGGGTACGGCGGGCGCCAAGCCGGCGTCGATCGCCTATGGTGCGCCGCATAGCGCTGCGTCGGGGTCGGGCGATGCCGACGACATCCGCGTCGACCTCCGCTCGCTGATCAATGAATTCATCACGGCCAACTCGCAGAGTGCCGGGATCGTCATTGTGATGCGCGCAAGCGACGCGCTGGGTGCGGGTATGCTGGTCAACGCCCTCGGGCAGGCCGAATTCCCTAACATCAGCATGGGTGGCGGCACGCTGTTCCCGGGCCTGTCGGTCCTTACCTCGAACTCGGTGCCCGCGGGCGTCGTCGTCGCGGTGCAACCGAACGACATCTACCTGGCCGACGATGGCGGGTTCTCGATCGATGTGAGCCGCGAGGCTTCGATCGAGATGCTCGACAACCCGACCAACGATGTCGTGACCCCGACGGCCACGTCGATGGTCTCGCTGTGGCAGACCGATTCGGTCGGCTTCAAGGCGATCCGCGTGATCAACTGGAAGAAGCGCCGCGCCACGGCGGTTGCGTATCTGTCCGGCGTCGCCTGGGGCGGCTCGGTCAACGACCTCAGCTAACCGTAACCCGGTTGTGGGGGATGGGGCGGGTCTTCGGGCCCGCCCCATTTTGAAGGAGAGACACGATGGCGCACCGCAAACTGACCGCCAAGAAGAGCTTCCGCTACGGCACCAGGATGCTGACCGCCGGCGATCCGGTGACGATGAGCGGCCCGCAGGCGCGCTTGCATGGCCATCTCGGCAATGTCGGCGAAGGCCCCACCAGGGCACAGGCGCGCGCGCGCAAGCGCGCGGCACCCGCCCCGGCGCCGGCTGCACCATCGCCTGCCCCGGCCGCGCCAGCGCCGGCCGTTTCCACGCCGCCCGCAGAAACCGCGCCGGCGACCGATCTGCCTACGCTGCGCGCTGCCTATGAGAAGAAGTTCGGCAAGAAGCCGTTCAACGGCTGGCCGGCCGCCACCCTGATCGAGAAGCTGGCGGTCGAATGACCGCGTCGCTCGCCTATCGGAAGAACGAAGCCGCGATCCTGCGCGGCGACGTGCCCGACAAATATACGCGGCTGCTGCCCCACATCTCGGGACGCCGCATTCTCGAATTCGGATCGGCCGAAGGAGTCCTGGCGTTGCTGTTGGCGAAAGCCGGCAAAACCGTCACCGCCGTCGAGCAGAATAACGAGCGGCATGCCGCCGCGCTTCAGCTGCGCGACGCGTGGTTGGCGGCCGGGATTCTCCCGCGCCGCGCCAAGGTCAACTTTGCGGCCGGCAGCGCGATCGAGGCCATGTCCGTGTTCGACCCCGGCACCTTCGACACCCTGGTCGCCGTCCGCATGATCTATTACCTCCGCGACTCGATCGACGCGGTGTTCGCCGCGGTCGCCGAGCGCATCCCCAACGTCGTGATCTGCGGCAACGCCAATCGCGCTGCCCGTCACGCCGCCGGCATTCCGCATGAAGGGCTCGGCGAGTTCAACGTCTATGCCTCCGCGCCCGGCATGCGCGCGCTGCTTGAGCGACACGGCTATCGCATCGTCACCGAGATCACCAAGGGCGACCCGATCCTCGTCGGGCAGAAGGATGGATGACGTTGCCTGGGTGAATCCCGGTGACGTGTCATTCAAGATTTCTCCGGTCCACGACCTGCGCGGCGCCATGCCTGGCGACTGGGATCTGGTCCGCCGCTTTCCGCTGGCCGATGCGGTCAAACACCGGTCGATCGAGCAACGCTATGCCCAGGGCCTGCGCTGGGAAGACACCGACCTGTTCCGGCAGGTGTATGCCCGCCGCATCGAGCACGGCGACAACGTCCGCGGCGAGACGACGATGCAGGGCCTCGCCGCCCAATATTATGGCCGCGTCGACCAGCTCTTCGCGAGCATGGAACACGACGGCTTCGTTCTCACCGTCGCGGGCCGTCCGGTCCCACTCCCCGACTGGCTTCTCGGCCGCGGCGGTGAGGTCTTCATCGGCAACCAGGGCAACCACCGCCTCGCCATCGCGCGGGTGCTGGGGCTCGACAAGATCGCAGGCAGGATAAGATGCAGGCATTGCTCGACCTAACTACCATGCCGACGATCCCCGCCATGACGACGGAGGAGGAGCGGCAGCTTTATTACCGCCTCGCCCGTGACGGCGCCGCGCATGGTGCTGTGGTCGAGATCGGTGCCTGGCTGGGCGCCTCGAGCGCGTTCATCGCCGCCGGAGTCCGCGACAGCGGCATCGACACCAAGGCGCATGTCTACGACCGCTTCGTCTCGAAACCGGGCCACGCCGCCAAGGTGAAGGCCTGGTACGCGAACCATGCCGCCGACAGCGCGATTCCGATGGGCGCCTGCCTCGAACAGTTCCGCGATAACCTCGGTCCGCTGATCGAGTTCGTCGAACCGCACCAATGCGAGATCGAGGCGATGCGCTGGGATGGCGGTCCGATCTCGGTGCTGATCACCGACGCGCCGAAGCGGGTACCGCAGATCTCGCATGTCCTGACTGCGCTGCGCGACGCCTTGCAGCCCGGCGCCGTGATGGCTTGGCAGGATTTCTGCCACTTCCCATCCTATGAGATTCCTGCCTGCCTTTACCGGCTGCGCGACCATATCGAGTTCGTCGAGGCTGTGGTCCCCGGTACCACTCTCGCTTTCCGTGTCGTTAAGCCCTGGGACGCTGAGATGGTTTCGCCGGCGGCGCTCGCGGTAAAGTCCTGGCAGCCTGAGGATATCAGTGATGCCTGGGGCTTTTGGCATGACGTCGTGCCGACCGAAAAAGGGGCGCTGTTCGAATGCGGCGCCACCATGTTCCTGTGCGACATCGGCTGGCCTGATCTTGCCGTGCTGGCGCTCGACCGGATACTGCTCAACCTCGCGGACCAAGTCGCGCCGAAATGGCGCTACCTGCACCGCGAGCGGCCGAGCCTGGTGAAGCGCTATCGCCCGCTGTTCGAGCTGCTGCATCGCAAGGGACTGCTCGGCTGATGCTGACCGTCTTGTCCTGGCTCTGGGCGCAGCCTGGCGGCCGCACGACCTATACCGTCGAGCATGTCGCGACCTGGGCGGCGATGGTGTCGCGCAACCTGTCGATGCCGCATCGCATCGCCTGCGTGACCGACGCCGAGATTCCCGGCTGGATCGATCGCATCGCCCCGCCGCATGAATTCGACGACATCCAGACCGCGAAATGGGCGAACGGGCGACCATCCTGCTACCGCCGATTGTCGATGTTCAGGCGCGATGCCGCGGCGCTCTTCGGCGAACGCTTCGTCTGCATGGACCTCGACAGCGTGATCTGCGGTTCGCTCGATCCGCTATTCGATCGCGACGAGGACGTCGTGCTGTTCAAGGGCACTGCCGAGGGCCGTCCGTACAATGGCAGCATGATGCTGATCCGCGCCGGCTCGCGCCCGCTGGTCTATGACGATTTCTCGCAAGCCGGCGCCGAGCTCGCATCGGAGCGCTTTGTCGGCAGCGACCAGGCATGGCTCGCGCACGCCCTCGGCCCCGATGAGCCGGTCTGGGCCGGCGAGGACGGTGTGTTCTGGTATGGCGGCGAATATCGCCGGCTCTATCGCCGTGGCCGCGCCCGGCCGCGCGTGATCTTCTTTCCAGGCGGCCAGAAGCCCTGGGACCCGCATATCCGCCTGATCGATCACCACGTGGGCCGCCATTACGTGGCGGGCGTCAAGGAGGCCGCATGAGGATCTTCGGCCTCACCATCACGCGCAAGGCTCTCAATGCCGTCGCATCGGCCGCGCGCGGCTGGGTCGCGGTGGTGCGCGAGGGCTTCTCCGGCGCCTGGCAGCGCAATGTCGAGGTCAACACCAACCTCGTCCTCTCCTACCACGCCGTCTTCGGCTGCATGACGCTGATCGCCTCGGATATTGCCAAGCTGCGCCCGCGCGTCGTCAAGCAGCTCGACACCGATTCGCCGGTATGGGTCGAGAAATCCAACCCGGCCTATTCCCCGGTCCTGCGCAAGCCGAACGCCTTCCAGACCCGCTATCAGTTCTGGGAAAACTGGATCCTGTCGAAGCTGTCGCGCGGCAACACCTATGTGCTGAAACGTCGCGACGCCCGCAACGTCGTCATCGGCATGTATATCCTCGATCCCAGCCGCGTGCTGCCGCTGGTCAGCGACGACGGCCAGGTGTTCTATCAGCTCAACGTCGACAACATGGTCGGGCTTGAGCAGGGAATCACCGTTCCGGCGCGCGAGATCATCCACGACCGGTTCAACTGCCTGTTCCACCCGCTCGTCGGCATCAGCCCGATCTATGCGTGCGGTCTCGCCGCGACGCAGGGCCTGGCCATCCAGAACAACACCACGCGCCTGTTCCAGAACGGCGCGCGCCCCGGCGGCATCCTGACCGCGCCGGGCAAGATCGGCGACGACACCGCCAAGCGCCTGAAGGAGCATTGGGAGAATAACTACACAGGCGAAAATGCCGGCAAGCTGGCCGTGCTCGGCGACGGGCTTAAATATGAGAGCCTCAGCATCTCGCCCGAAGACGCGCAGGTGATCGAGCAGCTGAAATGGACCAGCGAGACCTGCTGCTCGACCTTCCATGTGCCGCCCTACAAGCTCGGCCTCGGCACGATGCCGACCAACAACAACGTGCAGGCGCTGAACCTCGAATATTACACCCAGTGTCTGCAGTCGCTGATCGAGGCGGCCGAGCTGTGCCTCGATGATGGGCTGGGCATCGGCGAGGCCCTGGGCATCGGCACCGAGTTCGACACCGACGGCCTGCTCCGCATGGACACGCTGACGCTGATGGACACGCTCGACAAGGGCAAGAACGTCATGACGCCCGACGAGGCGCGAGCCAAGGTCAACCTCGGCCCGACCCCGGGCGGCAACGTCGTTTACCGGCAGCAACAGGATTTCAGCCTTGCTGCGCTCGCCAAGCGCGATGCCCAGGACGATCCGTTCGCGCGAGCCAGTGCGTCGATTCCCGCCGCGGCTGTCGAGGATGGTCCGACGGGCGATCCGGCGGCCAACGACAATAACGCCGAGGTTCAGGCGAACCGCGCGCTGGTGGCGATGATGAAAGGTCTCGGCTGATGTTCGACGGCAAGGCCTTCGGGGAAGAGATGGTGGCCATCGTGCGCGGCTTCGTCGAGCGCGAGACCCATCCGCTGATCGCCCAGATCAAGGCGCTGACCGATCGGCTCGAGCAACTCGAATCGCGCGAGCCGGTTTCCGCGGCGCCCGATATCGCAGCTATCCGCGAGGTCGTCGCGGCCGAGGTGAAGGGCCTGCCCGTCCCCCAGGACGGCACCAGCGTCACGCTCGAGGATGTCGCGCCCATCATCCGTGCGGCCGTGGCCGAGCAGGTCGCTGCGCTTCCTGCGCCGCGCGACGGCCAGGACGTCGATCTGGATGCGCTCGAGCGCGCCATCGGCGAGCGCGTTGAGGCCGCGGTTGCCGCCCTGCCGCCCGCCCAGGCAGGCAAGGATGCCGATCCGGAGCTGATTGAACAGTTGGTCGGCGATCATGTCGATCGTGCTGTCGCGGCATTGCCCGTCCCCCAGGACGGCACCAGCGTCACGCTCGAGGATGTCGCGCCCGTCATCCTTGCGGCCGTGGCCGAGCGGGTCGCTGCGCTCCCGCCGGCCCAGGACGGCACCAGCGTCACGCTCGAGGATGTCGAGCCGCTGATCCGAGACGTGGTGGCCGAGCAGGTTGCCGCGCTGCCGCCTGCCGCCGCCGGCAAGGACGTCGACATGGAAGCGGTCGAGCGCGAGATCCGCGAGCGCGTCGAGGCTGCGGTCTCTGCGCTGCCGCCGCCGTGTGACGGCGTTGATGCGGACATGGACGTCTTGTTGCGCGCCGTCGGCGAGCGCGTCGAGGCTGCCGTCGCGGCCATCCCCGTGGCAAAGGACGGCATCGGCTTGGCCGGCGCGCTGATCAATCGCGACGGCAACCTGGTCGTCACGCTCACGAACGGCGATCATCGCGATCTCGGCCGGGTGGTTGGGACCGATGCCGACATGGACGTGCTGCTGCGCCGCGTCGACGAACAGGTCGCGGCGATTCCGAAACCGCGCAACGGCTTCGAACTGGACAATTTCGAGACGAAGATGATGCCCGATGGGCGCACGCTCGAACTGTCGTTCACGCAAGGTGATACGACCTACACCCACGAGCTCTTCTTCCCCGTCATGCTCTATCGAGACGTCTACAAGGAAGGCGAAGACTATCAGCACGGCGATGTCGTCACCTGGGGCGGATCGTTGTGGTTCGCGCAGCGCGATACCTCAGCCAAGCCCGACGGAGCCGAAAGCGGCTGGAAGCTCGTGGTGAAGCGCGGCCGTGACGGCAAGGACCATACGCCGAAGGCCCCTGTATGAGCTGGTCGATCGCGATCCACACCGCCGCCGCATCGGAACCGGTCAGCACCGACGAGGCGAAGCGGCAGTGCCGGCTCGAGGAAGATGATACGTCCGCCGAGCTGGCGACCTATATCGCCGGCTCCAGGGCCACGATCGAAACATGGCTCAACCGCGGCGCGCTGATTACGCAGACGCTCGATCTCACCGCGACTGAGCAAAGCGACGTCGACCAGCTCCCGATCTATCCGGTCCAGTCGATCACCAGCATCACCGATGCCAGCGCTGCCGATGCGTCGAGCCTGTTCACTCAGGCGCTCGGCGGCAAATATCCGTCGCTGAAATTCATCGGAACGACCTGGCCGGGCACGATCACGATCCGCGCCGTCTGCGGATTCGGCATCGCGACCGCCGTGCCCGCCGACATCAAGCTCGCCTGCCTCTTCCTGGTCAGCGCGCTCTATGACAATCGCGGTGAGCTACCGCCCAACGTGTTCGACACGCTCGACCAGATCCTTGTCGGCTGGCGCCGGCCGGCGATGATGTGATCACCGAGATGGACTCGGGAAAGCTCGACCAGCGCATCGTCGTCCAGGTCAGGACGGCCGGTCGAAACGAGATTGGCGAAGAGACCGAGACCTGGGAAGCGGACGGCAACCCCTGGGCCAGGCTCGTCGAGACGCCCGGCCGCGAATTCCTCAAGGGCGATATCCAGTCCGAGGGCAAGGCGGTGTTCCAGATCCGCTACCGGTCGATCGACTCGACCTATCGCGTGACCTGGAACGGCACCGTCTATCAGATCGACGCTGTCACCGGCACCCGCCGCCAGGGCTATCGCTGGCTGCACTGCACGACGCTCCAGGAGCAGGACGAGGAGCCGGCATCATGAACCAGATGAAGGTCATCGGCGCCGACGCGATCGAGAATCTTCTGAAGCAGTTGCCTGAGAGGGTCGCGCGGAACGTCACCACCAACGCGCTGCGTGCCGGCGCGCGTGTGATCCAACGCGCCGCCATCGATAAGCTGCGCGCCAACCCGTCCGTCGATACTGGTACGCTGCTCAAGGCCGTGGCCATCAAGACGGCGCCGAAGTTCAAGAAGGCTTCCGCGAGCAAATACAGTCGCAACGTCGCCGATGGCACGCTCGTCACCGTCGGCATCAAGCGGATCGCGGTCTCAGCGGTTCCCAAGGGCAAGCACAAAGCCCAGAAGAAGTCGCCGAACCGTTATGCCCACATAGTGGAGTTCGGCAGCGAGAAGATGGCGGCCGAGCCGTTCATGCGGCCGGCGGTCGACGGCCAGGGCAGCGCTGCCGTGTCGGCTATCATCCAGGCGGCCGGCAGAGCGCTCAAGCGCGAGACGGGGAAGCTGGCAGCCGGCAAGACCAGCTTCGTCACTGGCAAAAAGATCGCCTGATGGCGACCATAGAGGCGGCAATCGTCGCCGCGGTCACTGGCGACGCCGGCATGGCGGTACTCATCGGCGATCGCCTGATCCCGGACGGTGCCGCGCAGGAGATGGCATACCCCTACGTCACCTATCAGCGGATCACGACGCAGTCGGCGACCCATCTCGACGGTGACGGCAATCTCGATTGGCCGCGCTTTCAGTTCGATTGCTGGGCCAAGACCGCGATCGAGGCGCTGACGATCGCCGAGGCTTTACGCACATTTCTATGTCCCAAGCCTGCGGCCGACCGGACCGGCGCCGGGCTCTTCTTCTCTGCCACCTTCCAAGACCAGCGCGGGCCGACGCGGGACGAGGAAACTCGGAATTTCGGCTGCTCTTCCGACTTTTTCATTTGGTACGAAAGGACCTGACAGATGGCGCTCAAGTCGCAAACCACGACCGTCCACCTCTCCTCGGAGGACGCGGACGACACGGTCTATGGATCGGCCACCTTCGTCAAGATCGGCGAGGTTACCAGTGTCGGCGCCCCGTCGGGCGAGGCCGCGGACATCGACGTCACCCACCTCGAAAGCGCGGCGAAGGAGTATCTAGTCGGTCTGCCGGACGAGGGCAGCATCGAATTCGCCATGAACGCGATCGAGGGCGATCCTGGTCACGAAGAAGTGATCGATGCGAAGGACACCCAGAACCGCCGCTGGCTCAAGATCATCTGGTCGAGCGGATCGGTCTGGTACATCAAGGCGCTCGCCAAGAAGTACACCTGGGCTGCCGGCGTCGATAACAAGATCGACGCAGCCTCGTCGTTTCGCACCTCGGGTGCGTGGACGCGGATCACCGCCTCGTGAGCCTGTCGCGAGACGAAATCCTCGGGCGCGTCTTCCCTCCCGTGGGGAAGGTCGACGTGCCCGAGCTGGGCGGCGAAGTGTTCATCGCGGGCGTCAGCGTAGCCGCGGGGGACACAATCCGGCATCTCGGCGTCGCCGGCGCCGCGACAAACAAGGCCGCCCAGGCAATACGCGATGCCGTGATGGGGGCCATTGCTGACCTGCCGGACGCCGTTGTCGGCGCGGGTGCTGACAAAGCGCAGCTGCTCCAGCTGATCGGCGATAGGGCCGCTGCGGTGGCCGAGACGCTGCCGTTGAAGGGCGAGGAAGCGGCCGACGTCGGCTTCGGTGTCCGCATTGCCATCCTGTTCGCATGCGATGCCGAAGGGCGCTTGCTGTTCACGTTGGCCGATGCGCCGGCGCTGAACGAACTACCTATCAAGGCCATCAACACCATTAGCGAAGCCGCGCTCGACCTGAACGGTCTGTCGCCCAAGGGAAAAGAAGAGGCAAAAAACGGCTCCGGGGCGACTGGAGACGGCGATTCCGTTTCCGGCTCGCCCTCGCACTCGGAAGAACTGTCGCCGAGCTAGAGGCGACGCTGTCCGCGGCGGAATATGCCGAGTGGATGGCCTTCTACCCCATGGATCCCTGGGGTGATCAGCGCGCCGATCAGCGCGCTGCATTGATCGCGATCTCGGCGATGCAATCGAAGAACCCGCCATCGATCACCGACCTGCTCCTGCATCCCGACGACCTCAATGATCTGCCCGAGGACGTCACGTCCGAGGAGCAGCGCTGGATGCTGACCTTGACCCGTAACGAGGGAGACTGAGATGGCTGCTGTTGGCTCGGTCGAGGTTGACTTCATCGCCCAGACGGCGTCGTTCAACGCCAACGTCACCAAAGCGGCGGCCAACCTGGCGTCGCAGTCGGCGAAGATGAACGCGTCGCTGCAGAAGATCACGGCCGGATTCTCGCTGCTGAAGAATGCCGCGATCACCGGCACGATCATTGCGCTGGGCAAGGAGCTGGCGGAGGTCGCCGCGCGCGGGCTCGAATATGCCGGGTCGCTTGGGGAAGCTGCCCAGCAACTCGGCGTCAATTCGGCCCAACTGCAGATCTATCGGCAAATCGCTGCCCAAGCCGGTATCGAGCAGGGGACGCTCGACAAGGGGCTGCAAAAGCTCACCCGCTCCTTGGGTGATGCCTCTGTCGGGGCGGCCGCCCCAATGGCGGCGTTCAAGGCGTTGGGCATCTCGGTTCGCGATAGCAACGGAGTCGTCAAGACCGCCGGCGACGTGATTCCGGAGATCGCGAAGAAGTTCGATTCCATCACCAGCCCGGCACAGCGCGCCGCCATTGAAGTCGCGCTGTTCGGTAAGGCCGGCCAGGAACTCGACACCCTGCTTGCGGGCGGTTCCGCCGAGGTTGAAGGGCTGAAAAAGCATCTCGAAGACCTCGGGGTCGTCCTGAGTGAAGACGAGATCAAGAACGCCGACAAGGCCGCCGACAAGATCGGTGAAGTGAAGTGGGTGCTTGAGCAGAGCATCGCCAAGACGGTCGCCGATAACGCGGCGTCGATCTACGACATGGCCAATTCGCTCGAGGCTTTGATCAGCAAAATCCCCAAAGCCGTTCGCTGGCTTACGGAACTGAACGATCGGATGACGATCGCGCAGACCCTTCAAGGGAACGGCTTTGTCGCGACAGGCTATCTCAATCGTGACGACCAGGCGAAGGACCTTCAGACCCGCGTCCGTAGGCTCGGCAAGAATGAGTTCCTCGACAAGCTAGACGCCGCTTCGCCCGACGAGCGCCGCAAGGCCATCGCGAAGATGAAGCCGGCGACGCGCGCCTATTTTGGGCTGGGCGACGACGCGCCGCACAGGGGCGCGCCCGGCGACGACCTGCCAAATTTCAAGGCTTCTCCGAGTCCGAAAACCGCTGCGAAGCCTGAACTTGAAGAATATCAGCAGCAACTTGCCCAGCTCAACACCCAGCTTTTGCAGGCGACGCGCGCTAATCTGCTCACGGTCGATGCTCAGTACGCGACCGACCTTCTGATTGCCAAATCCGAAGAGGACCAGGTCGAGGCGAACCTGCGCAAGAAGGCTGTCACCAACAAGATCGTCGCGGCACACCTCGGCGAATTGGTCGGCGTTGCACAGCAGGTCGAGGCGCAAAAGGAGATCGCCCTCAAAAACCAGATGCTCGACCAACAGTCCAGGGACGCGGTCGAATTGCTGACGGCCGCCAACGACAACACCAAGGATCTGTTGCAGGCGCAGGAGCAGACCGTTCGCACAGCTGCCGATCGCCGCGCGATCGAATTGAAGCTGCTTGAACTGGACACGATCAACCAGCGCCTCAAGCTGCAACAGATCGTCGATAGCACAACTGCGAAGGATCAGGAAAAGAAGCTAGCGAAGCAGGCGCTCGAGGCGCTTGGCGATCTGACGGACGCCCGCCGAGCCGCCGCAATGAAGGCGACAGAGGGCCCCCTTGGCACGTTTGTCAACTCGCTGCCTCAGAACCAGGGCGACGTGCTCGAACGGCAGCAGCAGATCATCGTCGACGCGGCCAACCACCTGATGGACCGCACCCGCGAATTCGCAGACAGCTTTGCCTCATCGGTCAATAGCGGTGTCCAGGACCTGCTCGAGGGTAAGTCTGCGATGGAAGCGCTGAAGGACGTGATCAGCGGCCTGGCGCAAACATTCCAGAAGGCCTTCATCCTCGATCCGCTGCAGGACTTCGTCCGGAATAAGATCTCCGGCCCGCTATCGGAAAAGCTTTTCGGTGCGCCGGCGGGCCAGAACGGCCTGACGCAGAAAGACACGAACAAGGCGTTGGCCGCTGCACAGGCGGTTGGCGTCCGCAGCCTCACCAGTTTCAATACCGCGGTCGACGCGGCCGCAGCTGCGCTGATGCGGTTGTCAACCGGCAGCGTGAGCATGGAAGGCTTCTCCGGCGCTGGTGGTATAGGCTCGCTGCTGGGCGGCGGCTCCGGCGACGCCTCGGCGAATTACGACGGCGTGATCATGGAGAACCCGTTCGCGGACTCCGCGCAGTCGGCCGGTGATGGCCTCTCCGCATTGAGCACGTCAGCTGCGCAGGCCACCAATGCCCTCAACGCCCAGGTCCCCGCGCTCGCCCAGTTTGGCAGCAGCCTGCTGTCGATGCTCGGTGGCAACGTTTCCGGGGGAGGTGGTGGCTTCCTCCAGGGCCTGCTGGGCGTAGCGTCGCTATTTGCGGGCGGCCTTAAGGGTGGCGGCGGCGCTGCTGGCGCGGGCGGCGTGAACTACGGCGGCGTCATCATGGAAAGCTTCGGCGCGTTCGCTGACGGCGGTCGTCCGCCCCCGGGCTCGCCGTCGTGGGTTGGCGAGCGCGGCAAGGAGCTGTTCGTCCCCGACAGGCCCGGCACGATCATCCCGCATGGCGCCAGCATGGCGCTGTCGCGCGCCGCGGCGAACAATAACGACAGCCGCCCGATGGGTCCGGTCCATTTCCACTTCCCCAACGTAACCAACGAGCGCGATGCCCGTGTCGCCGGCGGTCAGGCCGCGGCGGCATACCAGCGCGAGCTGGCGCTTACGGCGAAGCAGGGCTTCTGATGGCGTTCCTCAACCAGCGCCTGCCGACGCAGGTCGAGATCGGCGCCGTCCTGCGCGACGATGAAGACATCGAGATCGTTACCACCGATGGCGGGTTCGAGGTGCGCAATGCCCGCGCGTCGCAGAGCCTGCGCGAGTTCGACATCGCCTTCCCTGCAGCGCGTATTGGCGATGCGATCCAGGCGGCGGTGAAGGCGCAATACAAGGTTGCGCGCAAATCGCTGCACACCTGGCGCTTCCGCGACTTCACCGATTACCAACTCGACGAGGAAGTGATCGGTGTTGGCACCGGTGCCGCGACGACCTTCCAGATCACCCAGTCCTGGACCGTCGACGGTACGACCGAGAGCCGCCCCATCACTCGGCCGGCCTCGCCGGTCCAGGTGTTCAAGGACGGCGCGCTGCAGGGCGCCGGCTATTCGGTCAATTACGACACCGGCGTCATCACGTTCACCGCCGCCCCGGCCGATGGCGTCGAGATCAGCGTCTCCGGCGAGTTCGACTTGCCCGCGCGCTTCGATTCAGTGCGGACTGTTACCGCGATCGACGGCAACCTCAAGCATTTCGACACGATCACGGTGAAGGAGGTGCGCGAGCTATGAGCCGCCCTCCCTGTTCCCGGCGCGTCCTGCGGCCGGACGACTTCCTCCCCCTGACGCTCTCGGTGCGATCCGAGAGCCCATACTTCCGCGACGACGTCTTCTCCCTCGGCGGCGCGATCATCATCACGCTCGACGGCGTCGAGCAGCGCCGCGTGATCGAATATGATGTCCCCGCCGGCACCCTCACCCGCTACGTCCTGGATGCCGAGGGAAATCTCCGCCGCGAGCCCTCGCGCCGCTTCTGTCTCGAGGAAACGCTGCACGGCGAGGTCCGCGTGTTCTGGAAGGCGCGCGCGGCATGAGCCGTACCCTCGGCGGTCCGCTGGCCGCCCACCTGGCGACATCATCGCACACCAGGGCCAAGATGCTGCGCCTCGACCTGCTCGATGGCACCAGCATCGGCATCACCACGCACGACCGGCCGATCCTGTTCGATGTCGGCGACGGCGCAATCACCTATAGCCCCGAAACCGGGATCATGCCCGGCGCGATCTCGCTCTCGACCGGCTTCGACACCGACAATTATGAGGTCAGCGGGCCGATCGGCGACACCGTCTCGCTCGACGCCGTGCTTGGCGGACGGTTCAACCGGGCCCGGGCGCGGATTTTCGAGGTCAACTGGAAGTCGCTCGGATCCGGCGCGATCAAATACATGGCCGGCAATGTCGGCGAGATCAGGCCGGAGGGCGGCAAGTTCGTCTTCTCGATCCGTAGCGATCTCGACCGCTACAACCAGACCGTCGGCCGCACGCTGACGCCGATGTGCGATGCCGATCTCGGCGACGCTCGCTGCACCGCCGACTTCGTCAGCATCGATGCGACCGTGAGCGCCGCGACCGATGCGATGCGATTCACCGTCGCGTTCGACGACGACTATGCCGACGATTTCTTCAACGCCGGGCAAGTGACGTTCGCCACTGGCGCCTTGGCCGGCACCCAGCCGATGGAGATATTCGACTGGGGCGCGGACGGGTCGTTGGTGCTGTTCATGCCGCTCGCGGACGTTCCCGCGATCGGCGCCACCCTCACCGTCAAGCAGGGCTGTCCGAAGACGCGGACCGCCTGCCGCGATATCTTCGGCAACGTCGTCAATTTCCGCGGCTTCCCCGAGGTGCCGGGATCCGACCAGGTGCTCAAGGCGCAGGTGCCGGGCGATGCTGCGGCGTAGCGATGTGCTCGCCGAGGCCCGCAGCTGGGCCCGGACCCCTCTTCGCTGGCAGGCCTCGGTCAAGGGCCTCGGGTGCGACTGCAAGGGGTTCATCTGGGGCGTCGCGCGCGAACTTGGCTTGCCCGAGGCGGAAAGCTCGTACGCGCGCATGTCCAATTATGCCCGCGTCGACACGCGCCTGCTCCGCGAAGGGCTGCGCGAGCTGTTCGACCCGGCGACCGACATGCAGCCGGCCGACGTCCTCCTGCTCAACGTTCGTGGCAAGGCCCAGCACCTGGCGCTGTACATGGGGGATGGTCGGATGATGCATGCCTCGCCGGGATGCGACTGCGTGCTCGATGTGCCGATGGGGCAGGTCTGGCGCACCGCGATCGACAGCATCTGGGCCTGGCGCGGGCTCGACGACGCATGAGCATCGATCCTATCAGCCTGGCGATCACCGCCGCGCTCACCGCGGCACAGATGGCGATGCAGGCGTCGAAGAAGATCGAGGGTCCACGCCTGACCGATCTGACCGTGAGCGTCGCCGATTACGGTACCGTGCTCAATTATTTCGAGGGCATTTGCAGCTCGGACGGCTGCCCGATCTTCTTCGCCGAAGACATGAAGGAAGTGAAGCGCCAGCGGAAAACCAAGGGCGGCAAGTATAACGACTATACCTATTTCGGCACCTGGGCGAACGCCGTCGCCGACCAGCAGATCGACGCGGTCACGCGGATGTGGATGGACAAGCACCTGGTCTATGACGCGACCGGCACCGGCCCGGTCACACCCTTCTCGATCGCCGACGGGTTCAACATCGCCGATTCGATGCGCTTCTACCTCGGCACTGAGGACCAGGAGCCGGATCCGCGCATGCTGGCGACGGTCGATGCCAAGCAAGGCGCCGGCTCCTGCCCGGCCTATCGCGGTGTTTCCTATGTGATGCTCGTCGACCTCCCGACCGAGAAGTTCGGCAACCGGGTACCGCAGGTCAGGATAGAGGGCGTCACCAACGCGGTGCCGCATTATCCCTATGAGACGGTCGAGACGCCGACCAACGACATCGGCCTTTCCTCGCTGATCTATTCACCGGACTACAGCCGCTTTCTGATTTCGAGCGGCTCGCATTATCGGCTGTGGGACAGCGCGGCGCGAGCGGTTCTGATTGAGGGGAGCTTTCCGGCGTCGATCGGTAACCCGGCGGTCTCGAACAACGGCACGATCTACGGGCTCGATGGGAGTGACAATGTCGTCGCGTTCACGCCGGACGGCCTCGCGCTGGCCGGCTCGGTCGCTGTGGAAAGGTTTCAAGGAGGTCTCGGCGTCTATCAGGACGGCCTGGGGCATGAGCATGTCATTACCTTTCCCCAGGCATTCATCGCCTATTTCTCGACTTGGACCCTGGGCGGTCTCGGCGGACCGCTGACGGTCAACACCTTTGACATCGGCGACGCGACGGGCTGGACCCCACGCGGAGCCTGCGTCGACAGTTACGGCGACATCTGGATCGCCGGCAGCATTGCCGGATTCTTTAGCGGCTGGGACGACCTCTATCTCTATCGCCTCGTCGATACCGGCGCGCGGCCGGGGTCGATCGGCTTCGCCCACCTCAACCACGGTCATTTCGACAATGGCCCGTCGACCGAGATTCTCCACTCCGGCGGCAAGTTCTTCGTCTTTTGGGGCCATTACCGCCTGATCGTCATCGACGATACCACGATGACGATCCTCGATGATATCGCGCTGAGCGACAATGTCGGCGGCGGCGGCGCCATCAACTTCCGCAACTTCAAGCCCGGCTCGCCCAGTATCTGGATCGGGTTCAGCGAAGTCAGTCTGGACGATGGCAGCACGATCCGCACCGTCAATCCCAATGATTGGAAGGTCGAGGATAGTAATAGCGGCCCGGCCTACGACCCCAACCTCAATGCCCTGATCTCGCACCCGCAATACAGCTCGGTGGTCACCTGGCGCTATCTCGACAAGATCGCCGCTTCGGCCGTTGCGCTGCGCGATGTCGTCGAGCGCGTCACTGGCCTGGTCGGGCTCGACCTGGCGAACATCGACGCCACCGCGCTCGACCAGGAGATTCGTGGATATCTCTGGACGCAGGGTCCGGCCAAGGACATCCTCGATCCGCTGCTCGACGCTCATGATAGCTTCGTCCGGCAGCACAATTTCGGATTGGAGTTTCGCAAGAAGGGCGATGCCGCCGCCGGCACGATCGCGACCCCGATGTTCGTCCGCCAGAACGGCGTCCGCTTCAAGGCGCCGATCGTGCAGGATACCGACCTGCCCCGCTATCTGAGCTTCAACTTCGCCGACGTCGACGCTGACCATCAGACCAACGCGGTCCCCGCGCAGCGCACGGCCGATGCAGTCGACACCAAGCGGACCGTCACGATCAACATGACGACGCTGGTGCTCCACATCGACGAGGCCAAGCAACTCGCCGATCGCTGGTTCCGCCGCCAGTGGTTCGAACGCATCACGGTAGAGAACGCGCTGACGATGCAGCAGGTCGCGCTCGAGCCCGGCGACGTCCGCATCCTCGACCTCGACGGTAATGCTGCCCCATATCGACTGACCAGCACCAGCATCGGCGCCGACGGCGTGATCGGGTGCAAATGGGTCCGAGACGATCCGTCGCTCGCCGATCTGTCTGGGGCCGTCGGCGCGGCAATGGACGGACGCGCGGAATCGAGCATCGCGGTTGGCGTGATCGCCAAGGGGTTCGTGCTCGATATCCCGCTGATCACGGACGCCGACAACTCGGTCAATCCGCTGCTCTATTTCGGCGCCGGTCCCTATGCCGCTGGCAGCTGGCCTGGTGCCACGATCTTCGAGGCTATCGACGGCGAATATTCGGACGAATGGGCGAGCATCCCGTCGACCGCCGCGATCACCTGGGGCTACACGACCGAGGCTCTTGATACGGCCAATCCCTGGCTGTGGGACCGCGGCAACAGCGTAAACGTCGTCGTCAAGTGCGGCGCACTCGTCTCGACCACGCAGGCCGCCTGCGATGCCACGCCAACCGCTAACCTGGCGCTGCTCGGCGACGAGCTGATACAGTTCACCACGGCGACGCTGGAGACGGACGGCAGCTACACCCTGTCGGGCCTGAAGCGCGGGCGCCGCGGGACCGAATGGGCCGTGGACGACCATGCAGGCGGCGAGATGTTTGTGCTGCTCGACCGAGCCGGCCATGCCAACATGGGCGTGAGCGACGTCGGTACCGACCTGAGCTTCAAGGCGGTGACCGGCGGCCGCGACACAACGTCCGCCTTTCCGATTCCGGTCGCGTTCACCGGCGCCACGCTCAAGCCCTATGCGCCGGCGCAGCTCACTGCGGTGAAGGATCCGGTCACGGGCGACTGGGCGATCGACTGGATCAGAAGGAGCCGCATCGGCGGCGCCTGGACCAGCGGCACCACGATCCCGCTCGGCGAGGCCAGCGAGGAATATTCGGTCGACATCCTCGATAGTGGCGGCAGCTTGGTCCGCACCTATTCGGGGCTGTCGGGCCCCGCCGCGACCTATGATGCCGCGGACCAGGCCACCGACGGCGGCGATGTCGCCGAGGGCGATCTCTATCTCGCCGTCTACCAGATCAGCGACGCGGTTGGCCGCGGGTTCGCTGCTCCGGGCCACTTCTAACCCGAAGGAAACCGCATGTCGGTAACGCCGCGCATCGCTGCGCCAGTGCTCGAGCCTGGCCAGGCGATTCCCGAGACCACGGTGAACGAGATCACCCGCTATCTCGAGGCGGTTGCCGCCGGCGTTGTCGTGGACAAGGATCTGACCGCGCCGGCCGGGACCGAATCCGATGGCGACTGCTACATCATCCCCGCATCGGCCACCGGCGCATGGGCGGGCCAGGACGACAGTTTCGCGGTCAAGATATCCACCGGATGGGTGTTCATCCCGCCATTCGAGGGCATGGCCTTCTACGTCCAGGACGAGGCGGCCGACTATCGCTACGTCAGCGGCGCCTGGGGCGTCGATTCGCCCGCCGGGCTCGGTACCGCCTCGACGCTCGATTTCGACACCGACGGCACGCTGGCCGCCAATAGCGATGCCAAGCTGGCGACGCAGAAGGCGGTCAGGACCTACATCGCCGCGGCCGTCGCCGGCCTGCTGGATTACAAGGGCGCAACAGACTGTTCGGCCAACCCCAATTACCCGGCGGCCAGCAAGGGCGATGCCTATGTCGTGTCCGTCGCGGGCAAGATCGGCGGCGCGTCGGGGCAGAGCGTCGAGGCGGGCGACTTCTTCTTTGCCAAGGCGGATAATGCCGGCGGCACGGATGCCTCGGTCGGATCGAGCTGGGATATTCTGCAGTTCAATGCGCTCGCCTACGCGCTACTGAGTGGGGCGACCTTCACGGGGGCGGTCCATGTCCCCGACGACGCCTATGATGCGACTGGTTGGAACGGCAGCACCGAAGTGCCGACCAAGAATGCGGTGCGCGACAAGATCGAGGCCATCGTCGCGGGCGTCACGTCTGTCGACAACGATACGACCCTTGCCAGCGACAGCACGGTAAATCCGCCCTCAGTTCATGCCGTGCGCGGCTATGTCGCCACAGCGGTCACCGGCCTGCTCGATTTCAAGGGCAGCACCGATTGCTCGGCCAACCCGAACTATCCGGCGGCGCTGAAGGGCGACGCCTATGTCGTGTCGGTGGCGGGCAAGATCGGCGGCGCGTCCGGCACCAGCGTCGATGTCGGCGACGTCTATGTTGCCAGCGCGGACAATGCCGGTGGAACCCAGGCCTCGGTCGGGGCGTCGTGGTTCGTGCTCGAACACAATTTGGCGGGGGCGCTGCTGGCGGCGAACAACCTCTCCGAGGTGGCATCGGCATCGACCGCGCGCACCAATATCGGCGCAGCTGCCCGAACGCCCCAAATCCAGTCGGTGGCGTCGGCCTCGACGGTCACGCCCACATTCGCCGACGACCAGGTCATCGTCACCGCACAGGCGGCCGGGCTCACGCTCGCCAATCCTACCGGCACTGCGCTCGACGGTTGGGGCTTGGTCATACGGATCAAGGACAACGGGACGGCAAGGTCAATCAGCTACGGCACACAATATCGCGCGCTCGGGGTGACGCTGCCGACCACGACCGTGATCAGTAAGACGCTCTATCTCGGGCTGATCTTCAACAACGCCGACACGAAGTGGGACGTGGTTGCTGTGGCGCAGGAGGCCTGACCAGTGCGCCCGATACAGGCTTTGCGTATGCGAACGCCTTCAGCTGGCACCCCAGTGGCCTCCATCAAAGGCCATGGCATCGCCTATGTTAACCTCTCCAACACGTGTAACTTTCCTCTCCCGGCGGGATCGGCAGCCGGCGATAACATTACCCTGTTCATCGGCCATTCGTGGGACACCACCGCTCCGCTGGCGGGCGCCAAGTGGTTCCGTGCATCGCACCTCACCGGATCGAACTATAACGGTTCGACTTTCTCGGCGGTGCTTGATGCGACCGACATCTCGAACGGCGCCATCACGATCAGTTTCGCGGGCTCCGGCTATGGGCACGTTGCGGGCGTCGTGTTCTCAGGGACGCGAACGTACCGCGATAAGGGCGATTCCCGGAACGGGACGGGTGCCGCGAGCCGAACGGTCACCAGCGGAGCCTTGCCGCAAGTGGGCGACGGGATGTTGTTTTTTGCCAGCAGTTACCTGGGAACCGCAGCGTCATCGTCAGACCTATCCTCGACGCTGGAACTCAGTAACCAGGCGAATTCAACCGCCATCTTCCGCGTGGGCTCGGTGACAGTGGCTGGCGCGCAGTCCGCGACGGTCGGCTATTCTGGATCGCCGGCCGGGGATTACCAGGTGCTCTACATATTCTATTGATGACCTGGCCCAGTGCCTCCTCTCGCCAAGGCTTGGTCAGGCCGCTGCTATCAATCATGACGAATGTCGATCCACGGTCGCTCTGTTGTTTAACCGTCGAAATGATTATGCATGGATCATGGGGCGGCTAAATTCGATACAGATTCTGCGCTTTCTTGCCGCTTTATTGGTCGTGGTGACTCATGCCGCGAAGCCCTTCGCGATCGGATCAGCCGGCGTCGATATCTTCTTCGTAATCTCAGGATTTATCATAGCGCGTGCCGCCACCGGGCGCGCAGCAGTTCCATTCATGATTGATAGGGTCCGGAGGATCTTCCCAATCTACTACATTTGCACGGTGCCGTACGTGTTGCTCTACTGGCGCGGCGCGGGTTTCGGCAGGATAATGACGACCCTGACGCTCTGGCCAATCTACGATGATTACTACCGGCCATTTCTCAGCGCAGGATGGACGCTGAGCTACGAGATGCTTTTTTATACCGCGGTTGCAATCACACTGGCCATACCGCGATCTAGGCGATGGTTGTTGCTGGCGTTCGCGGCAGCGCTGACCGCAAACATTCTCACGCACTGGCCGATATTCCAGTTCATCGGTTCGCCCTTGGTATTTGAGTTTCTTGCAGGCACCGCTTTGGCGAACATCGATAGATTGCGGGTGGGTCCTGCGATCGCAGCGATTTGCGCCGGCCTGGCCATCTTGCTCGTGTCCGCGCCGTTTGCGGGTTGGTTGACGTCGCTCACCGTTACGGCGGAGGTGGTTCGCTCGGTAGTCTGGGGTGCGGCGGCAGCAGCGCTCGTCGCCGGGGCGCTCGGGCTAGAGGCTTACGCCGGCGGTCGGGCTTGCCGATTGCTAGCCTACCTTGGCGAGGCATCTTACTCGATATATCTGACGCACGGGATCGTTCTGGTGTTCGCGTCGGCCGTACTCAGTAGTTGGGCGGCGGTTGCCTTTGTCGTTGTCGTGGGGCTCGGCGTTCATCGTTATATCGAACACCCCCTGCTAGTTTGGCTCAAAGGCAGACGCGGAAGGCCGTGGGGCACTCCGGCGCTGGCCGTAGCCGAATAGCCGGCCGTCACATTCCGGACCCGCACCGCTTTCTCCACTCCCGGCGAAACCCGCGTGGCCGAGATGCTTCGAACCAGACTTGTTCGTCGGCACCGACCATGAACGGCGTGTTGCCAGCCATGCCGCCGAAACCGTTGCGGGAATTGACCAGGCCGCAGCCCGAGGCGACGATGGTAACGACCGCGCTGTCCGGATCGCGCAGATAGGGTTTGACCAACCTGGTCATGTGATTGGGCGAGGACAACGGGTCCCAGGATGGCTCGGCGATCGGCGCTGCGGTCGATGCCGCCGGCACCGGCGCCAGGATCGCCTGCCAGTTCGCGATCAGTACGAGCAGGGCAATGCCGAGCACGATGCCGCCGCAGCAACCGATTTGTGGCGGCTTCCATTCGAGCGAATGACCGCAGAAGCGGCAGACCCTCGCCTCATCCCGCACCTCTTCCGCGCATTTCGGGCAGTTCTTCAAGCATCACCCCCTATCCCGCGCGGCGAACCTGACCTCGATCGCCCGCGCGCACAACCCCCGGTCGCGCCCATTCCTGGGACAATCCCTCCACCGCGCCGCCTGGCGCGCAGCTCGGAAGGCAATCGATGGCGTCACCGTCGCGCACGACCTGGAAGGACTGGATTCCGGTGGTCACGGCCGCCGCGGTCCTGGTCGGCGCGTTGCTCGCCGTCGGCGGCTATATTGCGCAGGTCAAGGATCATGAGCGACGGCTGGTGGTGCTGGAGCAGAAGCGTGATTCCGTCGACGACAAGCTGCAGGTGATCGACGTCCGGACGGCGCGGATCGAGGGAAAGATCGAGACGTTGCTGCCAGCCGATAAAAAGGCGACGGCGCCATGATCGACGGCGGGATCCTGCTCATCCTGGTCGGTATCGTGCTGATGGCGCTGACGCCGATCGAGCGCGCATGGGCGCACCGCAAGCACGAGCGCGCGGCGATCTCGCCGGGCCTGTTCCATCCCTTCCCCTTCGTCGCGCCAGATCCCGCGATCGACGAGCTGAGAGGCCGCGCTGAGGCGGCGATCTCCTCCGGTGCGCTGCCGCGCAGGCAGCATCGCCGTGAGCGGCCCTGATTTCCCGCTTTCTCCTGGAAAGGACAGATCAATGACCCTGTTGGCCAAATGGTGGGCGCCGATCCGCGCCCGCATGATCGACGACGCGCGCCAGTGGTGGCGCTTCTGGAGCATGCGGCTCGCCGTCCTGGGTGCGCTCATCACCGCGTTCGTCCAGTGGTTCCCCGACACGCTGGCGGCGATCTGGAATGCGATGCCGGCGGACATGCGCGGCTATCTGCCTGAGCCGCTGCTGCATTCGATCCCGGTGATCCTGTTCGTCGCGGTCGGTCTCGCGCGGGTGGTGGCGCAGAAGAAGGCGAAGTCCGGTGACTAAGCCCTCCGAGTTGCTCAACCAGCCCGCGCCGGCACGTCCGCCCGTCAGCAATGCCCGCAAGGGTGCGGTCGCCGCGGCGATCGCCGTGATCCTTGGCGGCGTCTATGCCGTCGAGGGCGGATACGTGAACGACCCGCGCGACCCCGGCGGCGCGACGAACTACGGTGTGACCGAGAAGGTCGCGCGCGCGAACGGCTATCACGGCGACATGCGGCGATTCCCGAAGCATTGCGACGGGCCCGCCACCGCTTGCGCCGACAACATCTATGTCAGCCAGTACATCGCCGCGCCGGGTTATATGCCGCTGGTCGAAATCGAACCCGCCGTCGCTGGCGAGCTGGTCGACACCGCGGTAAACATGGGGCCGGCCCGGCCGAACCGCTGGTACCGCGCGACGATGAACAAGCTTGCCAGCACGCGCCTGCCCGACAGCCCGGCCGCGCTCGGCCCGGACGACGTCACAGCCTATCGCATGGTCCAGGTGAAGCTTGGGGTCACTCCGGCCTGCATTGCCACCCTGGACGCGCTGGACGGGCGCCAGGAGGCTGAATATCGGCGCCTGGCCGCCGGTAGCGCCAAGCTGCGTACCTTCCTCAAGGGCTGGCTGCGCTACCGCATCGGCAATGTCGATCGCCGGACCTGCGGGAAAGGGTTCGATTGATGAGGCTGACCGACCTCGATCCACTCTGGCTTGTGAAAGACGGTGCCCGCATCGGCTTTACATTCCGCTCGCCGACGAACGCAGACTTTCGACAAGCGTGCTTCGAGAACCCTCCGTCGAGTGACGAGCAAGACGACCTGTTCGAAGCGGAGTTCGGCAAGCGCTCCATGATACAGGGCTGCAATCCTGACGCGCATTGGCAGATCGCGGGCGGTATCGAGGCTGCAACATTCGAAACAATGACTGTCACGCCGTCGCTCGATGGCAGCCCAGGCGGCCTTTGGCATGGTCATATCACCAATGGCGTAATCGTAGGAGGTATCTGATGCCGTTCCTCGTCACCCTCGCCCTAAAATGGGGCTTGCCCAGGGGATTCGCCAAGATCTTCGGCTGGGCGGTTCCTGCCCTCGTTGTCGTCGCCCTGGTCGGCGGGACGATCGCCGCGATCTACCTCAAGGGCGAAACCGCCGGCGGCGCCAAGGTCCAGGTGCAGGCCGAGAAGGCGCACACCAAAGCGGTCGCGGAATCGCGTTCCGATGAGCGCCAGGCGCAAGCGACGGTCGACGCGATCGGCGCGCGCGTTGCCAGGACCGATGATGCCACCACCGAACTTGTCCGATCCAGGATGACGGAGATCCATAATGACCTCGACGCGACGCGCGGCAGCACTGCGGGTGCTGTCAGCCCTCCTCCTCAGTTCGATACTGGCGGGGTGCGGGACAACCTCAACGCTCTCGTCGCTGACGCGAACCGAGCGGCCGACAATGCCGACGCTGAGCGATGAAGCAAAGAAGACCGAACGCCTGCCGGCACTGACCGGCCGCAAGTCGGGTGAGCTGCTCGTCATCGACAAGGGCGAGTATGGCGAGCAACTCGACCTGCTCGCCACGGCGATCGGCGCGGTGTCGCGGCTCAACAACCGGCAGGGCGCGCGCAATACCTATGATCGCTGCGTGAAGGCGATCTTCGAGACAGGGAAGACGCCGGCGAACTGCCCGACCCGATAACGCTCCTCGAGCAATTTGCATAAAACGCAAAGAACTCGGGCCAGGTGCCGATTCCTCCAGCGACAGGAGCTTCCGATGCGATAGCTAGAGCGCGCGATCCAACCGAACAGATAGGGCGGCACCTCCCCGGGTGTCGCCCTTTTTCGTTTCCGGGTTGTGGGAGGATGCGGTAGAATGGCCTCTGTCGGGCGCTCGGTCATAGCGGCAAGAGCATCGGTGCAATTCCGGTAAGCCCGACTAAGGCCAGCGGCTAGACCGCGCGGCGCTGGTCTGATATTGAAATCGTCTTATCCGGAGATGGTTGGATTTGCCGAAAGGTTCGCGACCTATCGGCGCTTGGCTCATCGGACGGACAAGCATTAGCCTCACGCGGTGCGCTGTCGATTGCTCGGCATATCCGCGGAAATGATGTGTCGCCTCGTGCATCCGGCCAATGACCTACGGCGTGTCTGCAGTAATCGTGCGGCGCTGGTGGAACGATGCTCCACCATTACCCGGCCGCAGCTTCTCCCGATCGCCGAGCTCGAACGTATCGACGTTGAAGAAGCAGGCAAGATAGGCGCGCTCGGACGCGCCAAGCCATTCCGGCCGGCCGTCGCGAACATGGCGCGACAGGAAGCGATCGCCATGGCCCATCGCCCGCGACAGGAACGCCAGCGCCGTGCCGTCGCGCGCGGCTAGCCTGGCGATCGTGCGGCGCACATCTATGGACGAGGGATAGGGACGCATCGGCTCCTCGGTAGATATCGGCGATTCGCCGTTGTTCGCACTATGTTCTATAATCCGCGCATGGTCGAGTCGCGCGCAACGCAAGCCAAGCCACCCAAATGGGCGAGCGATCCAGTTCCGCCGCCGCTCCAGGCCGTCGCGGAGGCAATGGCCGACGGGGAGACCTGGTTATTCGCCTGGGCAATCCAGTCGACCGTCTCATACCGGCTCCTGTCGCGCGAATGCCGCATCAAGGAGCCGCGCCTGCTCGAAATCGATGCCGGGTCGCCGATCACGCGCGACGAGCTCGCCGCGCTGGCGAAGGTGTGGAAGGTCACGCCGGCCGACATCATGCTGACGCTGCCGCCATGCACGGTCCTGCCGGATTCTGCGCCGACACCACCCTCGCCACCTGACGATCCCACGCCGGCGGCCGAGCGATCTGCGGCATGATAGACCTCGAGCTCACCCTGGCGGTCGTCGGGATCGGCTACAGGAACGCCGACAAGACGCTGCGCGCCGCCGGGCTGGTGAAATGCACGCCCGGCGAGCCGGTGGAGCTGCGCCTCGAGCCAAAGAACAAGAACGACCGCAACGCGATCGCGGTGTTCAGCGCCCGCGGTATCCAGATCGGCTATGTCACCGCTGAGCGGGCGCCGTACATCGGCAAGATGATCCGTGCCGGGGAGGAGTGCCGGGCGGTGTTCCAGGAACTCGACACGACGTCCGCCGCGATCCGGGTGCGATTCGGCGGCCAGGCACCGACACTGCCGGCCAGCCGCGGAGGGAATGGTGTTGTCGAGATCGCCGCGCCGCGGCGGCCGCGCGCTGCTAGTGGCGGGAGCGATGGGTTTTACCCGGATCCTGAGGGTCCAATGTGGGGCGCTTGATCGTCTGACTCCCCGCACCACCCGGGGATCGTCACCGCTGCGGCGTCTATCAGCATCTCGAAGGCGCGGCCCAGCTTGGCAACCTCCCCCGCTGCGCAGAGATGTGCAAAGTCGGTATCGGGGGTTCGAAAGTTGATGCAGCCCGAATAGGTCACAAAGCCCTCGAAGGAATACTCGTCGCGCCCGTCGCTCTCGTCTGCGATGCGAAAGTTGAGGGCGCCCGAATTTTCAGCGAGCCAATAGAGGGCCTTCCAGCCATCCTCCGTTGTATGTTCCTGCGCTTCGGCTTCCGTCATCCTAAAACCTTTCAGCCGTATCGGCCATTGGTCAATCCCAGCGATCAATGTGATAGCAGGCGGTCCCGATGCTGGATCGCACGCGAAGTTGATGCGGCGCCGCCTTGTCGCGGATGATCAGGCCACAGGCGCTGGCCTCGTCCGCGCCTTCGAGTGGGCGCGATTTGCTGAACTGCTCGATGGTCTTGCGCACCGCATGCAACTCCGAACGGAGCGTCTCTGGGAAGATCGCCGATTCGTGAAGGCGGGTATCGACCGCGCCCGCGAGAAGAATCATCGCCGACTTCCCGAAATGCTCCATGGCCTTGCCGCCGCCCCACATGCTGGGCCAGAGCGATATGCCCGTGACCCGCACCCAGCTCGACTGCGGGAGCCCCCATTGCGAGGCCGGCGTGCCGCCATGATAAGTGTAGCCAGAGAATCCGTTGCGGCGGTCCTCGCGATCCCATTGTAGGATCGGCGGCGCATCGGGATGGACAGCCGCGACGATCGCGCCAAAGCTCATGCTCCCCGACACAAACAGCGACATTTCCAGCGCGGTCGGAAGCACGGTTGCGCTGAATTTCGCCCACGTGATCCGCTGGGCAGCCATCGCCACTTCGGTAGCGACTTTCGAATCGCGCGGTTTGAGATCGGCGAACACGCCGCCCTGGCGCGTGGCGGGCAATTCGACCGGCTCCGGCATCCAAACAGTCTCGATCTCATCGATCCGGGCGAAGCGACGGTGGAGCGATGGCTCGATCCCCATCTTGGCCACAATGGCCTCAGCTTGAGCGATGTTGCCGGCACTCGCGGCGGTCTGGGGCCGCTGATATTGAAGCGGGTGCATCTTCGCCGCGAAGCGCGACTCGATCGCATCGAAGTCGAGCCCTGCCGCGATATCGTCGAGCAGCGTGCCAATCATGCTCGAACGAGGCGTGCAGAACCCGGCTGGCGCGCCGGCGACGGCCTGCCAGATCAGGTTGCGTCTTGCCTCCTTGTGGGTGCCGGCCAGCCGCTCCTGGAGCGCATAGAGGAATTCGGCGGGACCGATGACCTTCTCGGTGCGATAGAGCGCATCGGCGCGGAGGAGCGTAAGCGCCTGGGCTACTTGCTCGGCGGTGAATTCCGCCAGCGCGCGGCTGAGGGCGCCGAAGTGCTCGCGTTTTTCCGCCATCGCCTGGCCGGCGCTCAGCAGCGCATGCCGGAAGATCGCCGGGTTCGGCACCTCGAAGTGCGTCCACTCGCCGGTGACGGCGGTGCCCAGTTTCGGCAGGCCGCTCAGGAAGATGCTGGTCACCTTGCCCTTCATCACCGCTTTGCGCAGCGCCCGACACGCTCCGGCATAGAGATCGGGGACGCCGGCGTCTGGCCATATCGCTGGTTCGAGCACTCCGGTGTCGGTGATTACCGCAAGCGCGCCGAAGCGATGGAAGAAGTGGCGGCAGGTCGAACATTTGTGATGATCGCGAAGCTCAGGCGGCAGGGCATCGAGATAGACCTCCGCGAGATCATGCGTCTCGACCACGAATAGCTTCGACCCCCAGCGGTCGATTGTCGCGTCGAAATGGGCGCGGATGGAAGCCTCGAATTGGTCGAAGGCTCCCCCGGTCAGATCATGCGCCACATGCGCGTGATTGGTGACGACGGCTTCGTTCATGATCTTCTCCTCTGGTGCTATCACCGCCTATGAAATCAGCGGCACCTAGCCATTCCGACAAATTCCCGCTTCCCTCGGTAGGGTAACGGGAGTACGAACAGTGAAAATGTCGGAAACGGCATTGAAAACATTAAGCAAACCGCTGACTCTTAATCAGCGGGTCCTAGGTTCGAGCCCTAGTGCGTCCACCACC